CCAAAGGTGAAAAAGGAACTCAAGGTACTTTAGGTACGCAAGGTATTAGAGGTATACAAGGTATTAGAGGTACGCAAGGTATTAAAGGTACACAAGGAACTAAAGGTGAAAAAGGAACTCAAGGAACTAACGGAACACAAGGTATTTTAGGTACTCAAGGAATTAGAGGAACTCAGGGAACCAAAGGTGAAACTGGTACACAAGGAACTAAAGGTACACAAGGAACTAAAGGTGAAAAAGGAACACAAGGTTCTAAAGGTACTCAAGGTACTAAAGGAGCTCAAGGAACCAAAGGTCAAACTGGAGCTCAGGGTGCTAAAGGTACTAAAGGTGATAAAGGTTTACAAGGAAGTAAAGGTACTAGTGGAGATAAAGGATCTCAAGGAACTAAAGGTATATTAGGTACACAAGGTACTGGTGGGGCTAATGCTGTACAAGGTACACAAGGACTTTCTGGTGGAGGAGGATCCGGTCCATTTCAGACTGGTGTAATGGCCCATATGTTTGGAATTGAGAATCCCTCGCCTGGCGAATATTATTGGGGTGGATCTGATGCTAGATCAGGTGGTGTCCCTTATGGCTGGTCCTCAAATATGTGGGTTCCAGGTAATGTTGCTGTTGGAAGTACTTTACAAACAAACCAAAAAGCTAGGCTCGGTATAAAAATACCAGGTGATATAAATTGGACTGGGAATGGTGATAGAGTAGCGATATGTTGGTCAGCTGGTTTTAATCCAGGAAAAGGTTCTGTTGTAGATGGTACAATGTGGCTGTCAGGTTATTTATGTGATAATAAAGCCAATGGACCGATATGGAATGCAAAGGAAAATTTTACAATCGATGCCACCACGACATTATACTGTGGTAGGTTTGAATCGGACAACAACCTTTACGATTGGGGAGCCTGTGATTATGTTATGGTTACTTTACAAACACATGAACAAGTAAACCACTCAGGATATATGCATGTGAGTTTCAATTTATCAACATGGCGACAAAGTTTAAGTGGGCCTTTATAAAATAAACAATGATGAGATTATTAAGATTTTTAAAAGCTTTAATAAAGTATATTTTTATTGGTAATCAGGTAAACCAAAGAGAGTATGATATGAGATTAGAAATATGTTCTGCATGTAATGATAAATGTGGTAAGAAATGTTGTCTATGTGGTTGTTATCTAAATAAAAAGGCACAATGGTCAACTGAAAGTTGCCCTAAAAATAAATGGTAAATATGGGATGCGGATGTAATAAAAAGGTTAAAAAACAAAAACCTATAACTAAAACTAAAGAGGTCTTGCGAAAAATGTGGCAAAAAAGCCAAACAGAAACTAAACCAGTTAGTGTTAAGGGAATAAATAAACCATAATGAAACTAAAAATGTTGTTAAGCGATAAAAATTCATGTATATTTAGTGAAAAGCCATCATGTATAGAAGAGCTAAAAGAATTAGCAGCTTCTCTATCTGATCGTGATACTCTCATGAAAAAAGATTATAAAATAGTTAAGGGAATTATACATGACTCTGGTTTAACAAATGCACAAAAGATAAAGAAAATTAAAACTATTATAGATGGCGGCAAATAATTCCCAAAATGGCTGGAACGAATATTCTAAACTTGTCATTGCAGAATTGGAAAGATTGAATGATGGAATCACGAATCTTAATGTAGAAATACAGGATCTTAAAAGAGAGATTGCTGAAATGAAAGTCAAAGAGGATTTTGCAAAAGAACTCTGGAGATGGAAAAAAGAGGTAGACGAAGTTGCATCCCCGTCACAATTAGACCAGGCAGTTAAAGATGTTGCTGATTTGAAAACATTTAAGACCCAAGCAATTACTGTATGGATAGTAGTTCAAACTTTGTTTGGTATGGCTTTAGCATTACTTAAATTCTGGAAATAATACAATTTAGAAAATAATTAAAAAAAAGATTTGAATTAGCTTTCAGATCTTTTTTAGTTTTGTTATATTTAAATAAATAATAAAATAACAAATATGGAAAACGATTGGTACAATTCAGATCCTGAAGATGGATTTAATCCTCAAGATCACAACATTGAAATGGATGAGATCGCCAAAATGTATGCAATGGCAGATATGGAAGAAGAACAAAAAACATGGGCAAAACAACAGGCTGAAAAATTTTATGCTGATTTTGAAAATCTAAGTATCGAGGAATCTGTGTTAGCAGTAAAATCATTAGTGAAAACTAAAAGTGTTACTTTGGCTGAAGCAAATACATTATTGGATAATATGATTCAAGTTTTTCAAGATGATGAAGAATATGAAAGATGTCATATATGTCTGCAAATTAAAAAAGGTATCAATGATAGAGTTTAATTCCGATAATTTAGAAGACCTCGAGGAAGAGGCAAGAAATAGAGCGGTTGAAGTTTCTGTTTCAATTGTACAAGGTGTATGCGATGGTTTAGATAAAGGTGCTGATGTTATAGCATTAGGATTTATGAAAGCTCAAAACTTAGACATTAATGTAGACAAGGATAATTACTTAGACGCATTATTACTTAACCTACCTAGAGTAGAACAGGCTGAGGAATTTGAATTATGCCAAAGAGCAGTTAAGTGGATAGATAAACTTAAATCAGAATCAGAATAAGGGAGATAGAAGCACTTTATAGTTATCACCTATTATTTTATAATTACATTAAACAATTCCTTTAATAATCAATATAATAATAAATAAGTTATGAGTTTAAGAGATGATATGAAATTGCGTTGGAGATATAATGATACAGAATTCACACCTCCTAATAATCCTCTTTTAAGTAAAAGATTAGTTTTAGAGAATCTTAATCAAATTTTAAGTCTTCTAAAAGAAGATCCTCCAGGAGTAAAAAAAAGAATTGAGTTTCTAATATCTGATATCAAAAATGATAAACTAAAGCCAGGTAATCTTTAGCAAATTGTTAATAACTTTTTTCATTTTTAGAGAAAAAAGTCTCCCAAAAATTTTTATTTCCCAATTATTTTTATTATATTTATAATATAATTATAAAACGGAAAACAATATGGATAACACATTCTACAAACAAATCGGAGAGTACAAAACATCAAAAGACCCAGTATTAGGTAACCTAAGATTGGTCGTTCACCTTGCTAAAAAATATCAAGGTATGGGATTATCATTAGAGGATCTAATCCATGAAGGTACAATCGGATTATGCCAAGCAAGGGATAAATGGAACCCTGCAAAATCAAACGGTGCAAAATTCTCCACTCACGCTTCATGGTGGATCAAGGCAACAATTCGCCAGGCACTAAACAACAAAAGCCGTACCATCAGAGTACCGGCTCATAAGACTCATCTTACCGAAGAAGCACCTAAGGTATCTGTATTAGATGCTACTTACCAAGGTTCTTATCAACCACATATTGAAGCCTCTCATAATGAATCACATCTGAATCATACTATTGCCGGTTTACTTACCAAACTAAAACCTAAGCAACAAGAAATTATCAAAATGAAATTCGGTATCGGTTGCCATGAAATGAAAACTTCTGAAATTGCCAAAGAACTTAATCTAACTGTCCAGGCAGTAAACGGAAATATTCGTAACGCTCTAAAACTGATGAAAGGATGATACCAAGAATAAAACTATACGCCGAAACATTATATCCTTTACTTAAATGGTATGATGAAAATCCTGACGATAAAGATACTAAATATGCTATATCTAGAATAATTAGATTTTCATCTGATAATCCTAGACAGCATGGAATACCTTATATGTATTCTTTAGGTGCTTTAAATGAAGCAAAGAAAATGGAAATACCTGATGCTGAAGAAAGATTGCAATGGGTAAGGTGGAAAGAACAAAATCATAAAAGTGGATTAAGAGATATAGGTAGACAAAATGGTATCTTTCACCAAGAACATATTGTACCAGTATCTCAAATAGCAAAAAAGCTATATGACTTAGAAAAAATTACAGTTAAGAATATTCATGACATCTTAGTTGATAATCTTAAGATTGCTTGGATACTTAAAACTGAACAGAAAACATTAGATGCCGTATGTAGAAGCGGTGTAAGAACTCCAGAATTACTAACCTCCTTAGATATTCATATTAAAGGATTTAACTGTTAACATATGCCAGAATTAGCTGAACTTAGATTAACTGCCGACTATGTCAATAAAGCGGCAACAGGATTAAAATTTGTAAATATTAAAAAGAACCCAGTTCATAAAGGTAAAGATGTTGAAGTACCTTTTAAATTCTTTAGAATATCGGCAGAGAGTAGAGGTAAGGAACTTATGCTTACTTTCTCAGATAATAACTCTGCTGAAAAAATGTACCTTCTAATGACAATGGGAATGAGCGGTCATTTTGCCCATACAAATACTGGTCAAGAAAAGAAACATTCACATCTTATGTTTACTGAAAAGGATGGAACTACATTATCATTTGTAGATGTACGAAGGTTTGGTAAATGGAAATGGGTAGATGATTGGTCGCCTAATAGAGGACCAGATCCTACAACTGAATATGATGCCTTTACTGATAATATTATTCATAACTTAGATAAAGCTGCATTCAATCACCCTATACACACAGTACTGATGAACCAGTCTTACTTTAATGGTATAGGAAATTATTTAAGGGCAGAAATACTTTACCGATTACCTTGGATTAATCCTTTTGAGTCGGCAAGAGAAGTATTAAAAAGAGAGCCTGATCTTTTTGTATTATGTAGAGACATTCCTCTCCAAGCATATAAGCTAGGCGGCGGCCAACTTAAGGATTGGGAAAATCCATTTAGCACAGACCCTGAACCACTCAGACAGTTTATGAGATGCTATGGTAACCCACAAATGTCAAAAAGAAAGGATAAAAATGGTAGAATGTTTTGGTATGATTCAAAGTGGAATGAAGATGCTCTATGGGATCATTATAGTGGACTCCCAAATCCTTCTGCTTACTTGTAAACAAATTTACATTTTAGCTATATAAAAATAAATCAAAATTTATATGGCAAACATTGATAACAAATGTAAAGATTTGGATGTAAGAGACTACTTTACAGAAAACGGCTATGATCATTCTAAGAATTCTTTAGAAGATCTTTATTCATTACAAAACGAAACACAATCTATGTATTTTGAAAAACAAGGAAAGAAACCTTTTTCAGAATATAACATAGGTGATGTAGTAGATTTTCTAATGGTTACTAATCATGCAATCATTGATGAATTACATGAGATGATGGATGCAGTCGGTGGAATCGAAGACGGCGAAGGTAATGCTGCATGGAAACCTTGGAAGTCTACAAACCCTGAAGTTAGAAATAAAAAATTATCTGATTTAACCCCAGGTGATTTAAAAGAACTTAAAATGGAATGGATAGATGTAATGCATTTCGTATTTAATGCTGGGTTAGCAATAGGTGTTACCCCTAAGGAGTTTTATAATTTTTACTTAAGTAAGAATGAAGAAAACTGGAATAGACAAAAAAATAATTATTAACATATGTTTTTAAAAAATACTCATTATCATCAAATTGCAAAAATTTATGGGCGAGAATGTATTCACCCATCATATTTAAACTTAGATAAATTTTTGTGGGGAGACACAGGAAACGTTTGGCAATTATCATTACTTGTAACTTTAGCAAAAGATAACGATGTATTTGAAATCGGCACTTATCGTGGAAGAACAACAGATCAATTAGCAAAAGTAGCAAAAAGAGTAGTTACTTTAGATTGGGATAGTACACCAACTGAAGATGTACCAGATAATGGGTATTCAAATTATACTGTAGGTGAAATTTATAAAAAGAATAATAGAACTAATGTAACCCAATTAATTGGAGATAGCAGAACTATAAACTTAAGTAAATATTATAACCAATTTAATGTTGTATACTTAGACGGTGGTCATACAAAAGAAATGGCATACAATGATTTCTATTTAGCATTAAACCTTTTAAAAGATGGCGGTATAATTATTATAGATGATTCACAATGGGAAGGTGTTTATCAGGCTATTCATAAATTACGAGATGAAGGATTTGAAATTCCTACAGTACATTATATTAACTATTACATTAAACGAAATAAACCATGCTTTTAGACATTACACAAGAAGACCGCCAATTATGGGTATCATACTTTAACCTTGATGGTAAAACTAGATTTAAAACTTATGATCTTAAACCAGAAGATATGTTTAACTGGGAGGTTTGCGATGAAGGTGATACTAAAGCAGATTCTAAAATGAAAAACTGGGATGGTCGTCCTGTTAAAAAAGTAAAATCTAGATGGCTTAACAAATATAGAATAATTGAATATATGGATCAATTATCTTTTTCTGATAGGGAATTAATTTTTGGTTATCACTTTCCAAGAACTTATTTTGTAGATATTGAGGTTGAGGTAACCGATTCATTCCCTGAGCCAAGTAAAGCAGCAAACCCAGTTACTACAATTTGTATTGTTACTCCAGAGAAACAATGTATTGTTTTAGCAACTAAAGATTTAGACAATCAAACTCAAACCAAAATACAAAAACAAATTGATGAACATTTTAAAGATATAGATGATGATTTTTCTTTTACCTTTAAATGTTTTAAATCTGAGTATGATATGATGTCAACCTTTATGATGTCATTTGTTCAGAAATTCCCAATGATGACAGGGTGGAATTATATTAAATTTGATTGGCAGTACATTATAAACCGTTGCAAAAAATTAGGTATTGATATTGGCTCTGCTTCGCCAATAGGTAGGAACTTTGGTAGAGATGAATTTCCATGCCATGTAGGTGTAATGGATTATTTAGATATTTATGCCAAGTGGGATAGAACTGTTGATATTAAGGAAGACTTTAAATTAGATACTGTAGGTGAAGCTGTCGTAGGAATTAAGAAAGTTAAATATGAAGGCACTATTCAAGATATGTACGAAAAGGATTATCCAAAATATGTTTTCTATAACGTAATTGATACTGCATTAGTTTATCTTATTCATCAAAAGATTAAGACAATGGACATTGCATTAACAATTGCTCATATGACTCAGATTAGTATTTTTAAAGCTGCATCGCCAGTAGCAATTACCGAAGCCCTGTTGGCAAGAGAATTTTTAACAAGGAATCTTGTAATGGCAAAAGATCCGAAAGCCCCTCCATCTAAACGAGAACAATTTGAAGGTGCCTTTGTAAAAGAACCTATAACAGGTATGCATAATGCTGTTGCTGCATTTGACTTTGCTTCTCTATATCCTTCTATAATGAGACAGATGAATGTTTCCCCAGAAAGCTTTAAGAAGAAGGTTGCTCCAGAAAAAAGAAAAGAAGAGGAAGGTGATAACAACATAGTATCAGTTACAGGTGCAGTGTATGATACTGAAAGATCAATATTAAAAGATGTATTAACTAGGTTATATTCACAAAGAAAAGAATATAAAACAGAATCTTTTAGATTGCAGCAAAAAGCATATGATTTAGAACAAGAATTAAAAAAGGACTTAAATAAATAAACAACACTAAACCAAACTACTTATGCAACTTCTGTTGCATATTTAGTCAAAAAGAAAAATTAACAATGAGCAAACTTTTTACTGAACGCGTCGAATATAAACCCTTTGAATTTCCTGAATATTATTTGGACGGTTGGTTACCACAAGCACAAGCCTTTTGGCTTCATACAGAAATCTCGATGCAAGGTGATTTAAAAGATTGGAATGAAAACATTAAACCTCATGAAAAAAACCTAGTTGGAAATATTCTTTTAGGCTTTGCTCAAACTGAATGTGCAGTATCTGATTATTGGACAGGAATGGTTACTAAATGGTTTCCTAAGCATGAAATAAGACAAATGGCAATGATGTTCGGTTCACAAGAAACTATTCATGCCGTTGCATACTCTTATTTAAATGAAACTTTAGGACTTGAGGATTATACTGCATTTTTACATGAACCTTCAATGGCTAATAAATTTGAATTCTTAATGTCAACTAAAGCCGAATACACAGATAAAGATTTATTAGAAAGCAAAGATGCCAGAAAAGAAGTTGCTAGGAGTCTTGCAATATTTTCTGCGTTTGCTGAAGGAGTAAGTTTATATAGCTCCTTTGCTGTTCTTTATTCTTTTCAAATGAGAAACCTTTTAAAAGGAATAGGTCAACAAATGAAATGGTCTGTAAGAGATGAATCATTGCATTCTAAAATGGGATGCAGATTATTTAATCATATGTGTTCTGAGGATGAAACTCTAAGAGGAGAAGTTGAAGAATCTGTTTATGAAGCTGCAAAATTAATTGTAGGTATGGAGCATGATTATATTGATAAGATATTTGAACAAGGAGATATTGAAAATCTTAAAGCATATGATTTAAAGAATTTTATTTACAGGAGAACAAACGAAAAATTACAAGAACTAGGATTAGATCCGATATTTGAATATGATGAAAAATCTGCTGATGCGTTAGATTGGTTTTATCATTTAACTGGTGGCCATACTCATACTGACTTTTTTGCAATCAGACCAACTGATTATGCTAAAGCAGGTGAAGGTGATGATTGGGATGATATTTGGTAATAATTAAAAAACAAAAAGAAATGACAGCAGATCAAATAGAAAAAGAATTAGGTTGGGAACGTGGTGTTGATTATCCAGAATGGGGTCATACTGATGTTTACTTAAATACAATATCCAGAGGTTATTGTTTACCAGGAGAAACACCAAAAGATGCATATTGGAGAGTAGCAACAACAGTTGCAAATAGACTTAAGAAACCAGAAATGGCAGATAAGTTTATGAAGTACATTTGGAGGGGATGGCTAAATCTAGCCTCACCTGTATTAAGTAACACTGGAACTGAAAGAGGTTTACCTATAAGCTGTTTCGGTATAGATGTAGCGGATTCAATAAACGATATAGGGCAAAAGAACCTAGAGTTAATGTTATTAGCTAAGCATGGTGGAGGAGTAGGAATATGCCATAATCAGATTAGGCCTGCAGGAGCTGCCATAACTGATAACGGTACAAGTGACGGTGTAGTACCTTTTATTAAAATTAATGATTCTACAATTCTTGCTACTAATCAAGGCGCGGTAAGAAGAGGTGCCGCTAGTACAAACTTAAGTATTGATCATGATGATTTTTGGGAATGGCTAGAAATCAGAGAACCTAAAGGTGATATTAATAGACAATGTTTAAATACTAATCAATGTGTTGTTATTTCTGATAAGTTTATGAGAAATGTTTTAGAAGGTGATTCTGAATCTAGAAAAAGATATGCGGCTGTACAAAGAAAAAGAAGACAGACAGGTCAACCTTACATAATGTATAGAGGAAATGTTAATAAGCAAAACCCTGATGCATATAAGAGAAATGGACTGAAGGTTTTTATGACCAACATTTGTTCTGAAATTGTTTTACATACAGATGAAAATCACTCTTTCGTATGTTGTTTAAGTTCTCTTAATCTTTCTAAATATGATGAATGGAAAAACACTAATCTTATTTATGATGCTACTTGGTTTCTTGATGGTGTACTTGAAGAATTTATCCAAAAGGCTAAATACAGAAAAGGTTTTGAAAATTCTGTAAGAACCGCTGAAAAGGGTAGGGCTGTAGGTTTAGGTGTATTAGGATGGCATACTTATTTACAGCAAAGAGGAATCGCATTTGAAGGTTTAGAGGCACAGTATGAAACTCGTAATATATTTTCTCAAATTAAAATAGAAAGTGAAAAGGCGAGCCGGGATCTTGCTGAAGAATACGGAGAACCTTTATGGTGCAGAGATACCGGTTTTAGGAATACTCACCTGAGAGCCGTAGCACCAACGGTTTCTAATTCTAAATTAGCGGGTGGTATATCTGCAGGAATTGAACCTGTACCTGCAAACATTTGGACTGATCAATCTGCTAAAGGAACATTTATTAGAAAGAACAGGCAATTAGAAGGTTATCTTGATAAAATTGGTCATGATAATAAAAAGGTATGGGATAAAATTATGGCTGACGGTGGATCTGTACAAGGATTAAAATTCTTAGATGATTGGTGTTTCTTAAAAGGCATCCTAATGAAATGTAAAGATGTTCCACAATACCAAGAAGGTGTTCCATTTAAAGATGTGTTTAAAACATTTAAAGAAATCAATCAATTAGAATTAGTAAAGCAAGCAGGCGTTAGACAACAATACGTAGATCAAGCAGTATCTTTAAATCTTGCCTTTCCTAAAGAAGCTACACCAAAATGGATTAACCAAGTTCATTTAGAAGCATGGAAGCAAGGAATTAAAACTTTATATTATATGAGAACTGAATCTGTATTGAGAGGTGACATTGCTCAAAAGGCAATGGAAGACTGTATTAGCTGTGACGGATAAAAAATAAATTATGAAAGACTATACTTATATACTTGGTCCTTGTAGTATTGAAAACGAGGAAAACTTCTTAACTGTAGCAAAAGCTTTGGATGCTTGGATGGGAAATAAAAATTGGTACTTAAAAGGTTCTTTTGATAAAGCAAACAGAACTTCTATACATTCTGATAGAGGTCCTGGATTAGAAGAAGGGATGGAAATTATGAGAACGGTTAAGCACCATTATCCTAACATTAAAATTATAACAGATATTCATGAACCTAGTCAGGCACTACCGCTATCTGAAGTAGTAGATGTTATTCAAATACCTGCATTCTTATGTAGACAAACTGATCTTTTAGTTGAATGCGCTAAAAACTTTAATGTTATTAATATTAAGAAAGGTCAATGGTTATCAGCTGAGGCAATGGAACATGCAGTTACTAAGATAAAAGAAGTAGATCCTAATTGTGAAGTATGGGTAACTGAAAGAGGGTCTAACTTTGGTTATGACAGACTTATTGTAGATTTTAGAGGGGTTGATGTAATGAAACAATTTGCAGATAAAGTTATTTTAGATTGTACTCATTCAACACAAATGGCTGGGGATGGTATAACTGGAGGAAGTCGCAAATTAGCTAAGCAGTATTCACAAGCTGCAAAGATATTTGAATACGATGGAGCTTTTATTGAAACTCACCCAGATCCAGACAATGCAATATCAGATGCAGGAAGTCAAGTAGAATTAGATTGGTTAATTTCCAATTTAGATAACATATGAATTTAGAAAAGATATTAGCAAATAGTCTTAAGACTGAAAACCATAAGTATTTTCATATTGAAGATTTAGGTGAATGGTCTAAAAAGGTTTTATCTAAAGGTTATGTTGAATATCAAACAGATGAAGACGGCAATGTAATTTCTTACGTAGCTTATTACAAAAATAAAAATAGTTATTTTATTACTATGGTATGGACTCATCCTAACCATAGAGGTAAAGGTCTTTCTAAAAAAATTATTAAAGATATTGTAGATTCAACTGAACTTCCTGTTGACTTAGAAGTTCATAAAGATAACCCTGCATATAACTTATATCGGATATTAAAGTTTGAAGCTGTTGATTTTAAGAATGACCAGATCATAATGAGGAGGTGTAAGAAGTTAGCTATAATGCAACCTTATATCTTTCCTTATGTAGGTTACTTTAGTTTAATTAATTCATCTGATAAAATTTTATTTTATGATGATGTTAACTTCATTAAAAGAGGATGGATTCACAGGCAAAGAATTCTCATAAACGGCAAGGATCATTTATTTACTATTCCTTTAAATAAACCATCACAAAATAAAAAGATAAATCAAATAGAAATATCTGAAAATGAAAGTAGAGTAAAAATTATAAAGAATATAGAAAATGCATACAAAAAGGCACCATACTTTAAAGAAGTTTTCCCAATTATTGAAAAAGTTATATTAGGTAAATATACACATATTGATGAAATGGCTATTTCTTCTTTAATTGCAGTATGTAAATATTTAAACTTAGAGATTAATTATGATAGGTCTTCAAAGGCTGATCCTAATTCACAAGGGCAAGAAAAGTGTGAAAGGTTAGCATCTATAACAAAGACACTAGGTTTTTCTAATTATGTAAATGTAATAAATGACATGTATGATAAAGAAACTTTTAAAACAAAGGGTGTTAATTTATTCTTTAATGATCATAAAATAAAACCATATAAGCAATTCGGTAAACCTTTCGTATCTCATTTGTCAATTATTGATGTTTTGATGTTTAATTCAATAAGAGACGTTAAGAAATTAATATTATCATATCATATCATTTAACAGATATATAATAAAATTAGAAAACCAATATGTTACAGTCATATGATACTTATTTATTATTAGAATCTTTTATTGATGATAAAAACTTTGAAATATTAAATGAAAAGAATTTATCTAGTAAAATTAATAACGATATAAAATTTGCTGTGGTTATGCCAACTTACAAAATTAAGAGTGATGCTGGTGTACATAAGACAAGAGCAAATCATATGTCTTCAATTGATGTTCTTAAGGATTCTTTAGGATCTATTAAAAATCAAAAATTTAAAAATTGGAAACTATTTATAGTTGGTGATAAATATGAAGATGATCAAGAATTAAAAGATTTATTATCTTCTATGCTTAAGCCTGGTCAATACGAATATTTTAATTTACCTAAACCAGGTGAAAGAGAATCTAATATATCATCAGAAGAAAAGAGATTAACTGGAGGTATTAAAGCAGTTAATAAGGGATTAGATATGGCAGCATCTGCTGGCTTTAATTATATTACAAGATTAGATCACGATGATAAATGGGCACCTAATCATTTAGAGCTTTTAGCAAAAGCATATTCTCAATTTCCTAATCTAGGATTTGTATTTACACAAGGTAAGAAAAAGATAGATGCTACCAATTCCTCTGGTGGTTATATGATGATGCCAGATGCAACACCAGAATTAGATGTTAATAATAAAGGTTATGCAACCGGTCAAACTGCTGCTAGTTCTGTTTCATGGTGTCCTAAGTTAATAGGAAAATTTAAATATCGAGATGCTTCAGCGCAAAAAGGAACTGAACCAAAACAAAAGAAAACTATTGCCGGTGATGTTGATTTATTTCAACGAATGATGAAAGCAATAAAAGATAAAGAACACAAATACATGTTTATACCTAAAATGACTGTGTATCACAGAAACAGAAAAGGTAAATTTTAAGTGAATATATATTAAAACAATAAAAAATAACTATTATGGAAAAATTTGAAGAAATCAAAGCTCTTATTGAATCAGTAAGTGAAGATGTAGATAAATTCTACGTAAAAGGAAACAAGGCTGCTGCCGTAAGAATTAGAAAATCAATGCAAGAAGTTAAAAATCTTGCACAAGAGCTAAGATTACATGTCCAAGAGACAAAGAACAATATGTAATTTTACATACCCTTCATTAAAAAGGACTATCTTTAACTAGGTAGTCCTTTTTTAGTTTTTATTGTCCTATTTACTTGAAACTATTTTATAATCCTCTATATAATAATAAATCAAACAGATTATATGGAAAAATGTTTAATATTAGATTTTGATGATACATTAGTTTCTACTATAGAAACTCATGCTGATTCGTGGCGGCGTGCATTAGAAAGAGTCTTAAACAGAGATATACCGTTAAGTACTATAATGGCGGATATTAATTATGGTATGGATGTCCTTTTAAAGAAATACCAATTAAGTGAAGATGAATCCAAATTGGCACAAGATTATAAAAGGGAAATATTTTCAAAGAATCTTTATAAAACTAAAATTAATCAATTACTCTTATGGGTAATAAAAAATCATAAATTTGAAAAAATTATTATAGCATCAAATTCATCTAGAGAAAATGTAGATAGAATTATGTCGTATCATAATATCAGCCCTAATTTGTTTGATATGATTGTAACAAGAGATGATGTAGTAAATAAAAAGCCACATTCTGATATGGCAGATTTAATTTTTAAAACATTTACTGAATATAAGCCTAAAGACTTTCTTATGGTTGGTGATTCAGAAGTAGATTCAACATTCGCACTTAAAAACAAAATGAAATGCATACTGGTAAAGTTTTAGTAGGAAATAGTGGAGATAAGGTATATCTCCAAGATAACAAAGTTATTAAAGAAGCAGGCGTTTATCCTATAAAGTTTAAACAACAAATGGATTGGTTACAAAATTGTACTCATCCTAATTTTATAAAGATTAATCCAATATCAGATACTTCTTTTGAAATGAAAAGGTATCCTACTTGGTATGATAAAATTTGCGAGCAGCCTTTAATTAAATCAATTGATCAATTAGATAATCTTATTCATATAATAAACGACTTTGATGGATATGGTGCTGATGTAGATGTAAGATCTTATTTGGATAAATTAGAAGGAAGAACCGGTTATCAGTATGATGGCGAATTAAATGCATCTTCTGGGTGGGGATTTGTACATGGTGATTTAACAGTAAGTAATATTTTATATGATAATGATTTTATCTTTATTGACCCAAGAGGTACTGAAGAACAGAATTATTATGACTATGGAAAACTGATGCAATCCTTTGTAATGAAATATGAGGCCCATATATACAATGAAAGGAATTCTAAATACCTTAAGTTCTGTAGAGAAGCAGAAAACATAATGTATGAATGGTATGATGAATATCAATTAAAATTCTTTTTAGCAGTCCACTTATTAGGAGCAGTACCTTTCTTTGAATTAAATGAAAGATATGAATTGGCTGGAATGTTCCTTAAAAAAGGTCATGAATTATTTGACGAATTAGAAATTAAATATAGCAAATGAGCAGAGTAAGAAAAGCAATTATCTTAGCAGCCGGAAGGTCTACTAGGTATGGATCAAATAAACTTATAGATCCAATTTTAGGAAAATCAACAATTCAGTACTGTATTGAATTTTGTATTGAAAATGGAATAGAAGATGCATATGTTACTATAAGCAAATCTGACTTCTTTTTTAAAGGAAGGAATACTAAATTATCTCATCCTATTATTGAAAGTTTATCTAAGTATAAAGAAAAGATAAACATTTATTATGAATTTCAAAAGGATGATGAATATGGACCAGGTGCTGCAATTAAAGCATGGGAAGGTAAATTTTATGAACCTTTCTTATGTCTCTTTGGTGATAATTATTATCAAGGTAATATTGGTTTAGAATATCATGATCCAAACAATACTGTAGTTACTTATAAGGATTATGAAACTAGAGCAAGGAATTTACAACTTGCTACTATCTTAGAAGATGTGGTTATTGAAAAACCTCATGGTGTAGTAAACGGAAGATACTTCTGTGGATATATGATATTTGGTAAAGAAGCATTTGATAACTTAAGCAGTATTAAATTATCAAATAGAAATGAATACGAAATTACTCATCTTATAAACTCGATGGATAATTTAAAATTTGAAGAATTAAATATATGTTGGTATGACCTAACATATGAACAAGATAAACAAGTAATAGAAGACATTATTCAAAATTGTTAATATGAAAGAGAATGTAAAAAAGATTGGCTTTTTTAAATTAGGTAAAGCCATAAAGTTTAACGAAAACAGTTGGAGTGCAATCGGTGGTGATTGTGAACCTAAGCAATTAATTTGCTCAATTGCAAACCGAAACCCTAATATTGAATATTGGTTATTAAGCCCAAATGATTTAGGTAAGTTTAGAGCAAAACAAAAACCTAAAGTAGCTTCATTATTTGGACCTCCACCTACTGATGATCCAGTAGTTCCTAATAATATTAAGGAGTTTCATTCAACTATGAAAGAGAGAAAGTCTACGGATGAAACTGTTGAAATTATTCAAGGTTTAGATTTAGATTTTATTTTCTTTTATACTGGTCCAACAAGTACCGTTAATATTCCAGAATATATTAATAAGAAAGATGGTACTGGTCAAGTTAAATCATTAGACTTCTTTAAGTATTATGCAGCTCCTATTATTAAATCGATGAATGAGTTGGAAAAGAAAGTTCCTATTGTAGGTTTACTTGTTGATAACCGATACGTTCTTGCATGTAAGGATTGGGGAATTAATAATAGACCAACTTATTACTTGGCACAAAATACCTTTACTAAAGAAGAACAATATTTCTGCAACCCACCATTAAGAGATGTTAAGACTATTACATCAACCTATGAATATTCCGGTATTGAAACAGTATTCTTATTAGATAAGAAAAGATATAATACTGATGAATTATTTAAAATGAAGAAGACTGATTCATTTATGATGCTACAGAATCAAGGTAAAGGATCAGGTGGAATGGACCGATGGAATCCAGTAAAAGAGTACATTGTAGATCAAAATATTGAAACTGATATTTATGGAAAATGGGACGATGAGATTAAGGAAAAATATCCTAAATGGTTTAAAGGTGAAACTAGGATTGAAACAATGACTGATGAACTACTTGGTACCAAATATACATTCTGTGTTCCTATTAAAGAAGGTATGGTCACTTCTAAATATGCGGAAATGTTGCATTATGGTATAATACCTTTCTTACACCCATCTTACGATACTGACTTTAATGTGTTTCCTGAAGGTCACTTCATTAGATGTAAATCACCAGAAGATCTTAAAAAGAAAATTGAATTCTTAAATGCAAACCCAGAGCATTATAAGAAATTATTTTACAATCTCCAAGAAAAGTATCTTAAAGATTCTTATTATACCGGAGAGCATGTAGATAACAAAATCTGGGAAGCTTATGAACTTGTAACAAAAACTGAAACAATAAATGTATAATTCCGAAACAAAAATCCTAGTCACCGGTGGTGCTGGGTTCGTTGGTACAAATTTTATTAACGATTTATTAAATAGAGGTCATAACCCTAAATGTATTGCCGTTATTGACAATATGGAACACGGTACTTATATACCAAAGGTACATGACCAAATAGAAAATTTTCATAAAGTAGATATTAGAAATCAATATGTAGAAAACATTATTCAAGAATTTGCTCCTGATTATGTTTATCACTTTGCAGGTTTAGTTTCTATTTATGACTGTCATGAAGATCCGTATGAAGCTGTTGATAATAATATTCTAGGTAGTATTAATGTAATGAATGGCTGTGTAAAGGCTAATGTAAAAAGAATCATTTTTAGCGAAACTTCTGCTGTGTATGAAAACTGTGAAATGCCAGAAGCTGGGTTTAATGAAACGCAATCAGATCCTACTACAATTTATTCTACAACAAAAGCATGCTTGGCATTATTAGCAGAATCATATCAGAGAACCAAAGGATTAAATTATACTGCATTAAGATACTTTAATGTTGCTGGGCCACTACAGGATTATAATAGAACTATACCTCCAGTGTTTGCCGGATTTATTTTAAGAATTAAAGGTAATCATAACCCTATTGTGTTTGGGGATTATATGAAGGCGAGAGATTATATTGATGTATCTGATGTTAATGCATTTCATATTCTTTGTATGGAAAATGAAGACACTGCAAACCAAACTTTTAATTTAGGAACTGGAAAAATGACAAATTTAATGGATCTTAAAAATATGATTGGGGAAATCATGGAAGTAGGTGAAGTACCTTTTGATCATTATGATCCAATTGCAGGTGAAGCTCTAAATATCAGAGGAGATATTTCTAAAGCTAAATCAATGGGATGGGAACCTAAAAAAGATATTAGAGATACTATTAAAGAAACTATTGTTTACTTAGAAGAAGAGATTAAACAAGGTACAATTGATCCTCTAACATTTATGGAAGATTTAGAAATTGAAAAAGTAAAAATATAAATATGGAAAAAGAGTTAAAATGGGGTACTATAATTCCACTTATTGGAGGTAGTGCAATAGGATGTAAAAAATCTGCAGGTAATGAGCCGGCATTTCATTTAAGTTATGATGCATTTGCCGCTAATGAAAGTCATATTGAAAAGTATTGGCCAGAAGTACCTATGTATAGATTAGACCACGAAGACTTAGATATACCTAAACAAACTTTTAATGAAGTTGACTATGTAAATTCAGTATGTCCTTGTGCAGGTTTATCACAATTAAATTCTGCAAAAGGTAGTGCAGCATCTCGAGGATCTGGTGCAACACAGAATCAATGGATGTATAATTCATCAGAGTATATTTTAGAAAATGTAAAGCCTAAAGTTCTTTGGGGTGAAAACGCGCCTGGTCTTTTTACTAAGATGGGGGAAGGTGTAGTTGATAGGCTAAAGGCTATTGGTGAAAAATACGGATATAGTTTTTCTTTAATTAAAACTAATACTGAATTGCATGGAATTCCACAAAGAAGAATGAGAACATTTTATTTCTTTTGGAATACACCAACCGTCCCTATGCTAAGCTGGAAGTTTAGAGAAAAGAAAAATCTTATTGATTATCTTAATGAAATACCAGAAGATGCTACACACCAAGATATGTTTATGGTAGAAGGTAAAGTTACAGATCATTTTAAACCTTATGAATATGTTTTAGAAAAAGAAGGTTTAACACATTCTGAATTCGCTGCTAAATTTAAAAAAGGTACTATTGCTCAATATTTAGAGAAAAATGAATTAATACCTGACTGTATTAAGTGGTTAGAGAAGCATTATCCAAAAAGAGGGTTTTCAAATAAAAAATCTACCAAGACTTTTATTGATATGTTAGAACATCAGCAATATAAAACAAGTCAAGGGTTAGGTTATTGGGATGCCTCACCACACTTCTTCCATGATTCATTCTCTGCTCTTATTGGTAGAAATATGTTTAATGGTGTTCATCCTATAGAAAATAGATATCTTAATGTAAGAGAGATGTTACATTTAATGGGCTTACCATTAGACTTCGGTATTGAAAATGCAAAGCAAGTAAATCACATTGCTCAAAATGTACCAGTAACTACTGCAATGGATATGGCCGATGAAGTAAAGAAATTTTGTAATGGAGAAGCTAAAATGACTAATTATACTTTTCTTAAACAAGATAATACAAACCATAAAATAATTGACTCTGTTGAAATCGGAGCAGAACCTAAAAAGAAGTATAAAGTAAAAAGTATAATTTAATTATGAAAGATAAGGCATTAGCAATAGGCGTTTCAAGCCTAGAGTTTACTAACATCTTATGTAGTTATTATCCTAGAGGAATTAAAGAAGAATTTGACATTTACCTGTTTGTGGATGATACCAAAATAGATTTAGATAAACTGCAAGGAATTTTTAATGAACATGATTTAGATATTTTTAAGAAGGCAAAAGTTATTATTTTAAATGACCTTTATGACTATTATATAGAAAAGCATGGCTATGAAGGTAAGTCAAAGGAATTTTTATTAAGTCATGGGTGTCTATTTAAAATCTTAATGCCTATTTATCTAAAGGAAAAATTTGGAGTTAAAAGAACTTTAGTATCAGATGATGATGTATTTATTTTAAATGACATTAGTTATATGTGGGATGAATATGAAGAGTTCGGTATTAAAAAGGAAAATTTATTTTACATTAGGAATAAAGATAAGTATGATGTAATGAATGCATTTAATGAAATCTTTGAAACTGATTTTACATTAGAGCAAATGAATGCCCTTTCAATCAATGCCGGTAATATCATATACGGTGAGGATCCTAAATTAGAATATTACTTTGAAAGATTTATGAAGCATCCTTTCATTCACCACCAATATTTTAATTTTACAGGATATACGAGTTGGACAGTAGAACAGAGATTCCATCATTTTAATATTCATAGGTATTTAGCCGAAGGTAGAAAGGTTAAATTTACTGAGAGCAAAGACTTAAGGTTAATGCAAAATAGAGATAAGATGATGAAAGCCGGTACACCACCTGATAAGTATCTTAAAGTAGTTGTACCATCTATTATTCATTATGCTATAGGTACAAAAAAACCATTATGGTTAAATGATTTTTTACCAGGATTAGAATGGAGATACGGTTTTACATATGAAGCTAAATATGAGCTTAAAGATATCTTATACAATAAAAATTGGCAACCACCATCATTTAAAAGTGTACAAAAAAATGGCTTTAATTTAAATAAAGATTTAAAAACAAATTCAGTATTTTAGCTTAAACTAAGTAACAATAATCAATATAATAATAAACAAATAATATTTTAAATGGAAACAAAAATCAACAAAATTGACGGTTATGAATTAAGTTCATTCGTTCGCAAATTACTTCCAATTGACAAATTCATCTTTATGAAAATCGCTAAAGAAGGTACAGTGTCTTCTGTATATTTTCCTGAGAGAGATGCCGTAAAATTGGTTAATACTCCAACATCTGATATCTTTGATGCTGATATATCTGACCCTGTTAAAGTAAGCTTTTACAACGGTACTAAAGTAATAGATGCATTAAGTCATTTTAACGGAGATGTACAAGGTCGTATTAAGTATACTGAATATGATGGTGAATTAATGGCAAGTGATTTTATTTTAGAAAATGAAGATCTTCAAATTAATTTGGCATGTACTGATCCATCATTATCATTTATGGAAATGAGTAAAGAAGAAACGGATAGAGCATTTGGTGTTGAATCTAAAATGTTTGATTTTGATTTACTTACAACGCACGTAGATAAAATGAAATCATTATTTAATTTAGATAAAGATGAGGATATCTTTACTCTCTATATTGGAGAAAAAGGAATTAATATTAAAGGTACTTCTTATGATGCTACATTATGTCACTCTTATGATTCAAATGTAGAAAAAGGTGCAAAGGTTGTAATTTACAAAAAGTATATCAATCTTTTAGATAAAGAAAATTACAAAGTAAGTGTATGTGAAAATAAAGTGGTGTTTAAATCTCTTGATACTAATACGCACTTAACTGTTGCTGTTGCTATAACAGACGAAGATTAATTTCTTATATGCTGACTGGAAAAATTGACATTGTATTACAAGGTCCTTATAATGATTATGTTGATGAGGTTGCCTTATATTACTTATCATTAAGCTTTGTCAATAACATAATTATTTCTCATCATACTACAGATACTAAAGAGAGATTAATTCATGACCAGATAAAATATATCACTACCGATAAAATTAAACCTATCGGTAGTGGTAATGAAAATTTACAAATCATATCTTCTTTGGCTGGTATAAAGGCTGCAACTACAACTTTTGTTGTAAAAATGAGGAATGACCAAAAGTATACTTTGGATTCTATGAAGGCTATGTATGACTTTTATAATCAAAACTCTGATAAAGAAGTTTCTTTTTTAGATGATTCATCTAAGCCATGTAATAGAATCTGTGTAGCTGGTAATTTTTCTCATTTACCATTTCATCCTAGAGATCATATTTTTTGGGGTAATAAAAATGACTTAATTGATTTATTCAGTTTACCTTTAGATGAATATGATATCTATCAAAGACTAGATAATCGTGATGATGATATAGTTGATGTTATTAATAAGAAAGGTGTTGATTGGATTTTAACTGATCCTATACATTCACCTTCCGAAATGGTAAAAAAGCACAACATCTCATGGATATTCTATGAGCACCCACCAGAAGAAAATTATAGTATGCCTTTAATAAGAACTGAGGCAAGAATAGCTTTAAATTATATAGCTAAATTTGATCCAAGAGTAAAGTTGTTTTTATCTAATCCTAAGGAATATGTACATGATGGTGCACCTAATTATTATGAAGCGTTAAACGTGAGTACTAATTTAACACCGAAGGTTTTTAAATCCTTTCCAAAAACCGGTATTGATTTATCATGCCCAAAAAATGGATGGACTAATTACCCATATGATCAACAATACAATCAATACGGAGAAAGATGGCATGAAGATAATGTTTAAACTAAGTATAACTTTACCATATAAAAATAAAAAATGACTGAGGAATTACAAAAAATTAACGAAGAAGCATCAAAGTTTTATAATTATGAACAGGCAGTTAAGTTAATGCTCAATTCAATTTACGGAGCATTTGGTAATCCTTATTTTTATTTCTTTAATGTTGATATTGCAGAAACTATTACTTTACAAGGTAAGGATGCAATTCTTTATACCGAAAATTTAGTTAACAAATATTTTAAGGAATATTGGCATAAAGATACTGCTGCTCATCAAGCCATGGGAATTACCGTTACCGGTAAAATTGAAAAGCCCGTAGGTATTTACATTGATACTGATTCTGTATATGTAAAGTTTGAGGAATTAATTAAAAAATGCGAGGGATGGGAAGGCGATGAAAAGGAATTTATTTTAAAGTTATATGAAGTAAGACTTAAATCTTATATAGAAAAAATTCTACAAGTATATGCTGATAATAATAATGCTGAAAACTTTTTATCTTTTGAATTAGAAAGTATAGCAAAAAATGCGATATGGCTCGCCAAGAAAAAGTATATGCAAAATATTGTTTGGAAAGATCCGGATATTCATTATGATGATCTTTCTAAAATTAGTTCTAAAGGTTTTGAAATCATACAGTCATCTACTCCAATTTTTGCTAGAGAAAAACTTAAAGAATTGCTAACTTATATCTTTTCAGTTAGTGAATTAGATATGGGAGCTTTTGCTGCATTACTTAAGGATATAAAAAGACAATTTAGATTAGCCAACGTAGATCAAATATGTTTCTCAAGAAAGGTAAATAATTATCAGAAATATATTGTTAATGATTATGAGGCTTTTGAAATTGCATCAAAGTGTCCTATTGGTGTAAGGTCTGCAGGTTATCATAATTACCTTTTAAATAATTCTGGTCTTAAAGGAAAATATCAACCATTAGGAAATGGAGAAAAATGTAAAATGTATTTCTCCACTGATAATTCTTGCGATGTATTTGCATTTGCGCCAGGTGATTATCCTTACGAGTTTGCACCTAAGATAGATTATGATAGGCAATTCGAAAAAACAATATTAGATCCAATAAATCGAGTAGTTACTGCAATGGGCTTTAAGTCTTTTAATAGAAATTTGATTTATACAACCAGCTTATTTTAAAAAAATAATAATATATGGAAAAGAGATTAGAAAATCTAAAAGAACAAACAGGTATAAAAAATATATGCAAATTAGCCCTTGATGCAGGTGGTGATATTAGCCCTCTTATTATACCTTCATCACAAACCGGCGGCGATGGTTTAACTAATGGTACTATACTTAAAGTTGATGGTAAATGGTTAATGAATATCAGAAGAGTTGCTTATGCATTATTTCATTCTGAAAATAATCAAAAGTTTCATTCACCTTGGGGTCCTCTTGTTTATTTTAATCCTGAAGATGACATTACATTAACCACTACTAATTACATGTGTGAAGTTAATCCAGATAATTTAGAATTACTTAAATGGTCAAAAACTGATACGAGTAAATTAGACGTGAAACCTATATGGGAATTTGTTGGTCATGAGGATGTTAGATTAGCGCATTGGGACAATATTTTATATCAAACCGGTGTGCGTAGAGATACCACACCTAACGGTGAAGGAAGGATGGAACTATCAACAGTAGAAAAATCTGAGCCTTTTAATTGGAAAGAGGTTGAGCGACAAAGATTATCTACACCAGACGGTAAGGCAAATAATCAAGGAGGTAGCTATTGTGAAAAGAATTGGATGCCTATTAATGATATGCCTTACCATTATGTTAAATGGTGTATACCTACAGAAATAGTTAAGGTAAATCCTAATGACGGTTCTGTTGAACAGGTTGCATTAATAGATCAACCTAACTTTAATCCACCTAGAGATATAAGAGGATCCTCCAATGTCATTAGATATAAAGATATGTGGGTTGCTATAATTCATGAATGCGATTTATGGTATGATATAGATGGAAAGAAAGATGCAGTTTACCATCATAGAATATTATGTTGGGATAATGATTGGAATTTAATTAAGACTAGTGAAACTTTTAACTTTATGACAGGGCAGGTAGAGTTTACGTGTGGTTTGGCATTAGATGGTGATAACTTTTTAATCCCGTTCGGTTTCCAGGACCATACTTCATTCTTATTAAAATTACCAACATCGGTATTTGATTTTTTAATTGAAGATGATATTATACATACCGAGATTAATAAAGATAATCATAAAGATACAGTTATTACAAGATTTATTAAAGACCCTCATAATGGTAAGCTTGCCTTTGATGTGGCAGAATGGTATTTTAAACAAGGGCAGTATGCATCTGCTTTAGGTTTTTATTCAAGGTGTGCAGAATATTCAACTGATGATAATTTAATTTACCAAGCAGTATATATGTTAGCCGGTAGTTTATCTGCAATGAAACGTCGAGATAATGCCGAAGAGCTTATGTATCTTAAAACCATAGAATTAGATAAAGATAGGCCTGAGGCTTATTTAGCATTATCAAGATGGTACTCATGGAGAAATGATCCAAATAAAGCTTTCTATTTTGCAAGTATGGGCTGTAAGTGTACAAAGAAAAATATGCCAGTATCTTCAAGTTTAGGTTATAATGAAGATGAACTACAATTACAGAGAGTTTTATTTTCTAGCTTTGATGGCAAATATGACGAAAAGAAAAAATTACTACAAAGAGCAGTTAATGATGGTTTAGATTACCCATGGGTTAAATACCATGCAGATAAGTGGAACATAAAAAAGAATAATTAAACAAACCTCAGATTTTCTATATAATAATAAAATAAAAACAAACATGGCAAAAGAATTTTCATTCGCAGATTTAAATAAAGAAATGTCAAAACACTCCACTTATGGGGAGACATTAGACAAATCAACTATTTCAGAAATAGATCATTATATACCAACCGGTAATTGGCACCTTAACGCATGTTTAACCGGTTCTTTATTTGGTGGTTATCCTAATAATAGAGCAGTTGCATTAGCCGGCCCTTCTGGTACAGGTAAAACTTATCTTATCTTAAATGCAATTAAACAAGCACAGGCACAAGGTTATAGTATCGTATTTTATGATTCTGAAAATGCTGTAGATAAAACTCTAGTAGAGAAATTCGGTATTGATCCAACAAAATTCCGTTATGAGCCATGTAATACGGTTCAAGAATTTAGAACTTCAGTAACTGCAATTACTGATGTATTAATTGAACAAAAGTCAAAAGGAATAGCTTTACCTAAAATTATGGTAGTGTTAGATTCTGCAGGTAACTTGGCAACTCAAAAAGAAATTGATGATGCTAAAACCGGTAGCAGTAAGGCAGATATGACAAGAGCCAAACTTCTTAAATCTACCTTCCGAATCATTATGACCCAATTCGGAATTTGTAAAATACCTTTCTTATTTACAAATCATACTTACCAAACACAAGATTTATTCTCAAGGCAAGTAGGAGGTGGTGGTACTGGTCCTGAGTATGCTGCTTCTATTATCTTATTTTTAGGTAAAGCAAAACTTAAAGAAGGTATAGAACAAACTGGTATCATTGTAACTGCAAAGCCTAATAAAAATAGATTTGCAAAACCGACTAATATTAAATTCCATATTTCCTTTAATAAAGGTATGAATCCTTATATTGGATTAGAAGAGTATATTAGCTGGGATGCATGCGGTGTTGAAAGAGGGAGATTTATTAATGCAAATGCTTTTAATAAATTAACTGATCCAGGTAAAGCTGAATGTAGAGAGCATACTTACGAAAAGGATGGTAAAGAAATTACTGTTTATTTTCAACCAGCTGCAACGGCTAGAAAGATTTGTGTAAAGCATCTTAATGATACTGTTGATCTTAATCAATTATTTACACCTGAAGTTTTAACTGAAGATGTACTCAAGGCATTAGAACCTATCGTTGCTGCTAAATTTAAATACGGCGAAGAAATTGATGTTGAGAACTTAACCGAAATGCTAGAAGCCGATGTTACCGAAAACTCTTAATACTGCAAAACTTAAAGTAAAGCACGTATTAGGAAATCATACAACATTACCAAGCTATCCAGATGCTGAAGATATCATATATGAACTAATACGAGATTATTGTGGAAAGGTTGCACAAGAAATTAAATTTACTAATGTATCCTTAAAGAAAAAATATAGCCTAGATGATGAAAGGGCTAATGCAATAATTATGAAACTTAGAAATGATAAAATTATTAAAGTATCATTATCTAATTCTGCTTATACTACATATGAAGTCATCACAAACCCTTATGAGTAAACTAAATATAGTTTTTGCTATATAAAAATAAACAAAGATGAATTCCAGTACAGATCACGAAAAAATATTTTTTAATTACTTTCTTAAGAAACCGCATTATCTAAAAAGTACTGGTCCAGGTTTCTTTTCTAACAGTGATTTAGATCATATAGCAAAATTATCAAAAAAGTTTTATACTGATTTTGGTGAAAGCCCTTCAAGAGAACAGATGAAGGCTCTTATTAAAGATGATCCTAATGAAATTCCTGATAGTATAGTATCAAGTGTTTATGATATTAACATTAATGAATATGACCAGGATTGGTTAAAAAGAACTGGTGAATCATGGGTTAAATGGAAGCATTTTGATAAACAACTAGTAAGAACAATTGAATATGTAAAAACTCAAGATGTATCTCCAGAAAATGTTGAGGATGTAGTAACTCGTGCTATTGGTATGATCTCAACAGAAGGATCGCTAAACTTTGATACAGATATTGGATTAGACTTTTTTAAACCAGAAGACCATGTACAGAGAACATCAAAGAAAATAGAAACCGGTTGGTCATTTATAGATAATGTATCAGGTGGAGGTTATGATACTAAATCTTTAATAGTTTATGCAGGTGAACAAAACATTGGTAAATCTATTTGGTTAGCAAATGATGCAGCCAACTTTGTTAGGATGGGTCATAATGTTGTTTTTATTACAGCTGAGATGTCAGCACAAAAGGTTCTTAAAAGAATTGGATCTAATTTATTAAGTATACCTATGCCACAGTATGATGAAAAAACTGGCAATAGAGATTTTATGAAAAGGCGCCTTGAAAAAATATCCAGAGGATTACTACCACCAGGTAAACTTTTCGTAAAGGAAATGCCAACATCACAAGGTACTGTTTTAGATATAGAAGCATACTTAAAAGATTTAGAAGAAGCACAAGATCATAAAGTAAATGTATTAGTTGTTGATTATATTAATATTCTTGCAAATTATAGAAATCCTAATACTGAAAATACTTATATGAAAATAAAACAAATTGCTGAAGATCTCAGAGCATTGGCTGTTAAAAGAGATATGTTAGTAATTTCAGCCACACAGATTAACCGTGGTGCATGGGATGCTACGGAAGTAAGAATGGAAAACATTGCTGAATCTGCTGGTCTTGCACATACTGCTGATGTTATGTATGCGCTGATACAGGATTCAATGATGCATGCAAATAGAGAATACTGGTTAAAGGTATTAAAAATTAGAGACGGTCAAGGTAAGGGTACTCGATGTAGATTTAATATTGATTATGATCACATGAGACTTACTGAAACTGATGATATAAATTAAATAAAAAAATATGTGGGGTAAAAAGAAAAAACCAAAATTAGACGAGAATGGAAAACCTATTCCAGTTAAGTTAGCTGACAAAGATAAAATTTTTAATAATACATACGGTGATCAAGATGTAACCGAAAATAAAGTTAACTTTACAGTTGCTGCTACTTACGGTGATAGCATGGATCCAGATGATAGGATGCATTATGAATTACTAATTAAGAAAATAGATAAAATAATTAAGGGGAGTGAATACGAACATTTAAATGAAGCAACACCAGAAGGCGTTATTAAAAAATTAAATAAGGTTCAGATTAATCGTGTCTATTCTCATATTATAGAAAAGATAGGTGACGGTTATACAAGAGTTGATTTGTTCAGTGTCATATCAGATTATTTTGATGTATTTCCTAATAAATTTTATAATTCACTTTCCAACAAATTTAAAGATGAACTTATTAAAGAATTAGATGATAAGTATAATATCCTAGAAAAAAGAAAAATCCGAAAATTATTTTAATATGGCAAGAGTTTGGATGGTGAGTGATTCGCATTTAGGATGTAGATCAAATTCTGTATTATGGCTTAATATTATTGAAGATTACTTTTTTAACTTTTTTATTCCTTTGGTAAAAAAAGAATATAAAGAAGGTGATGTTCTTTATCATTTAGGTGATGTATTTGATAATCGACAAAGTGTCAATTTAGCAGCACAAGATTTAGCAATTAGAGTATTTGAAGAATTAGGAAAAATATTTCCAGATGTGCATATCATTGTAGGTAATCATGATATCATGAGAAAAAACTCAAATGAAATTGCATCTGTTGATTGTTTAAAATATATTCCTAATGTTACGGTACATAAAGAACCTAAGATTTTACAGTATGGAAAAACTAAATGTTTACTGATGCCTTGGAGAAGAGATCATAAACATGAAAAGGAAACATTAGATTCAATAAAGGAAAAAATTGATTATATGTTTTGTCATACTGAAACAAGAGGTGTTCAAACTAGCCCAAGTACAAAACATTTACATGAAGGTGGTAATGAAGTAGGCATCTTTAAAAGATTTAAAAGAGTATACTCTGGTCATATTCACTATAGGCAAGATAAGCAGAATTTTGTTTTAGTAGGTAATCCTTATCAAATGACCAGATCTGATAGAGGTAATCAAAAAGGTATATACTTATTAGATTTAGATACAGGTAAGCACCAATTCTTTATGAATAAAAGGAGTCCAGAATTTATAAGGTATTATATTAATGATATCTTAGAGATGCGTATGGAGGATATAAAGAAAGAAATTAAGGATAATTTTGTAGATGTTTTTATACCATCAAATGTATTAGGAAAGTATAATATTAATATGTTTATGGATTATCTTGATGGTGTTGCTAGAAAATTAGAGCCTAGAATTTATGATGAAGAAAATCCTTATGATAGAGAAGATGGTGAAATGTCTGATTTTAACGGAGAACTTAATCTAATGAATATTGCTGCTGAATATATTAATTCATTAGAATATGAAGAGGATTTAAAAGATAGGCTAAAGACGTCGGTACAAGAATTATATAAAAGAACATTATCACCTAACTATGAAGATTAAAAAGGTAGAATTTAAAAACTTTGCAAGTTACGGAAACCGAACACAGGTAATAGAATTTGATAAAGATAAAAGTGATCTTTATTTAGTTCTTGGTGGAAATGGTGCAGGTAAGAGTACTCTTGCTAAAGTAATTACATATTTATGTTATGGTAAAGTAGAAGGTTCCACTTTAAAAGATTTACCTAACAGAGTAAACGGTGCTCTTTGGGGTAGGATAGAATTAGAATCTAAAAATAATACCGTTGAAATAGAAAGAGGAATTAATCCAGGTATTTTTAACGTAAAAATAAATGGTTCTGAATATGATGTTGCAGGTAAAGTAAACCTTCAGGATTTTTTAGAAACTGAAATTTATGAAATACCATATCATGTATTTAAGAATGTAATTATTTTATCCGTAAATGATTTTAAGTCTTTTATAACAATGTCTCCGTATGATAAGAAAAGAATTATTGATAAGATATTTGGATTTTCTATCATTAATGAAATGGCAGAGTCTGTAAAGGAAAAGAGAAGATCTATAATTGAAGAAATTAGAACATATGAAGACGAGATCCGAACTCTTAATGAATCTATAGAATCCGTTATAGAAAAGATAACACAATTTGAAAAGGTAAGCAAAAGTAAAGATGCTGAAAAGATAAAAATACTTAAAGAAAAGTTAGTAGAATTAAACGGTAATAGAAAGAAATTAAAAGACTTAACAGCATCTACAAAACTCAACCTAGAAAAATTAGATGAAGATTCTAGAAAAAAGAATAACCAAAGATCATCACTAAATAATAAAATCAATACAGTTAAGAAGGAGCTTAAGCTTTATGAAAACAATGCATGCCCTACATGTACAGCTCCTCTTAACTCTGATTTTCATTTAGATATAAAAAAGGAAAAGGAAGAAAAGTTAGATTCTCTATTTACTGAATGGAATCAGATAAAGGTTGATGCTGAAAAGGCTGAAGCTGATTTAACAGACTTAAGACAAAAAGGTAGAAAGATCCACGTCAAAGTTGGTCAATTAGAAACACAGATGGAAGCCATTAAAGATAAGTTAATTGAAATGGCTGATAAAGATGAATCAGAATCATCAACACATCTCAAACAATTGGTCAAGGATTTTAAAGTTCGTAAAGATGATAAAACTACTGGTAAGCTTAAGAGCGAAGGCGAAGATTATTATTTAACCATCTTGGAAAATATAATGGGCGAAAATGGGATTAAGAATTTAGCAGTAAGATCTATACTCCCTTCTTTTAACAATCATATTCTTTTAATGGGAAGAGAAATGGGCATACCTTTCGGTATTAGATTTAATGAAAAGTTTTATTGTTCTCTTCATCATTTAGGAACTGAGATTAGTCCTAAGACATTAAGCACGGGTGAAAAGAAAAAAGTTGATTTTGTAATTATCATGGCATTAATAAAAATGATTAAAGTTAGGTTCCCTTCTCTTAATATTTTATTCCTAGATGAAATCTTCTCTTCTATTGACTCTGATGGTGTCCACCATATAATTAATATACTTCATAATACTATTCAAGATATAGGCCTTAATACCTTTGTTATCAACCATACAGTTTTACCGAGTGAATATTTTGATAAAAAGATTGAAATAACAAAAGACGGTGGCTTTAGTGAATTTAACATTGAATCTATTGGATAAATAGAATATAAACAAAGTCTAATAAATGTCAGCATATAATCAAGAATTTAATAAAGATAATACTATCCTCAGATACTTAGTAGTAGGTATGCTTGCTGAGTTAAGTAAAAAGGTTTATTATTATAACCAGGTAGATGAGGATACTCTAAAGAAAATTGAAGTACCTTTCTTTTATTCAGTTTCCGGAAACGAAAGATTTCTTTTAGATAATTTTATGTTTGATGCTGAAAAGGCAGGTAAAGCTATTGGTGATTATGAAGTAGTTCCTAGAGGTATTATTCAAATGAATTCAATGTCTATTAATGCAGATGAACAAACTAATAAATTTACAAGAGCAGAATTTGTTAGAGAATGGGAAGGTGTATTAAAAACCTTTTCTTTAATGACAAATTTTTTACCTGTAACTATAGGATTCGGCGTTACTGTAATATGTTCTAATAATTTAGAAATGTTAAAGGTTACCGATTCTATTATGAGTAAGTTATATAAAGGTACCTTATTTAATGTTGATTTAGGAATGTTTAGGGTTAACGCATCAATGTCAGTTCCTGAAGATTTTTCACAAGAAAGATTATTTGAATGGGGATTAAATGATAAAAAAGAATTCCAGGTTACTTTTGATATGGAATTAAAATCATTTATGCCAGTGTTTGAGAGTGGTATATTATTAGCTGAAATTGATTATATCACCAGAGAAGCTATAAAATCTAATCCAAATGCTAATGGTATCGGTCAATTAAGATCTGATAGTAACGGTAATTTAGGAATCTATTTTGGTGGTGTATTTCAGGAATTTAAATTTACTGATGATAATTTAAGAGTTGCTCCAAATACAACGGTTATGAGTAATGAATCATATAACAATACATCAAGTAAAGAAGTAGGTGGTCCTTATGATGAAAGAAGTATTGATACATCACAAAAAACAAAGGAAAGTGAACCAAGTAGGGTTTACAGAAATGCTAATGATGACGAGGGATAATTAACTCTAAGATCTTAGAATATATAAAACAAATCAAATTCTATAATATGGAAAAAGTTATTAAAGAAGGACAAACTCAGGTTTACTCAGGTGGTTCAATAGACCGTCAATATGGTGTTAACACTGATGCTCCTTACCTTAATATGCCACCTCAGCAATTAATTGATATTGTTGGTGTTTTATTTGCCCAGAGTGGAAAAACAAAACTAGATGGTAAAAACGGTAAGGTTGTTGAAAGTGGACCGATGACAGATTCACAAGTACTTGCAATTCTTGTAGGTATGGGAACTCCTCAACAATTAGCAATGAGTGCAATTAATGCCTTCAAAGGAAATCAAACAGAAATTACAGAAAATAATAATAAACAAAAAAATCATAACGAAATGAAATTTACAATTGCTGAACTGCACGAAAATGTTATGAAGAGCATTGATGCATTAAAGGAAATGAATTCGGATAATTCCAGAGTTTCTTATTCTGCTAAAAATGCACTTGACATTTTAGAAGAATCTTTAAAGGCATTCCCAATGAGATTCAAAAACGAAGAAACTGAAGTTATCAGTGAAGAAATAGAAAACAGTGTTAATCCTATGTTGAAATTTAACATTGCTAAACATCTTCACAAAAGCTTAGCCTCTTCAGATTGGTTAAATCCAATCACAGAACTAAGAGCTTATATTACTGGAGCTTATAATGATACTAAATGGTCATTCAGAGTATCTGAAGCGATCGCTCGTACACAAACACAAAAAGGTAAAATGTATGAAGGATTAGTAAATGACCTAGAAGGTTTATTAAATGAATCTTCTGATTCTATTAAATCTAAGTTTTCTGCAATTGCTGCAAAGAACCCATGGTCAATGGATTGTAAAGCTATTCTTAATGAAATGAAAGCAGAAGATAATAAAGCTGTATCAAACAGTGGTGGTAATATTTCTACTATTCTTTCACCAGTTTTAGAATCTGAAAAAGGATTAACATTCCACTTACATGGAAAGAATTATAATTTTGATGGAAAAACAATTACTGAAGCCGATGTTAAAGATGCTAGATTCTTTGATGTATTAGAAGGATTAGGAATGTTTAAGAATATGAATAATACTTTAGTTACTTTTGGTGAAGGTAATGATAGAACTTTAGAATTTAATTTAACTGAAGGTACTATTAAGTTAGGAAAGACTGATTTATCAAATGCTAGTATAATTGAATTAAAAGAATCTTTAATGGCTCTTAACTTTTTCGGTTATAGAAATCAATGGAAAATAGATAAAGTATGTAAATTCTTTGAATCTGTTGATCTTCTTGCTGAAATGGATAATTTTACAAATATTACTTCAACCGAATTTGATAATTTATTTTTAACTATGATAGGTGTAAATGAAGGAATTTATGTAAATAAAGTTAATTCTGCAATGCACTTAAATGAAATGGTATTTGTACCTTCTGCAACTGAAGCTGTTAAATTAGTAAAAGAATTTATTAATTATGATGCTTCTCCAATTCTTTCAGAAAGATTAATTGCTGAAAATGATGAAGCTGCTAAAGTTGAAAAAGAAAGATCTGATATCTCTGATAAAATATCATTCCTAGAAGAAAAGAAAGCTAAAGTTAAAGAAGCTATTAATAAGCTTGGTGAAACTGAAGAACTTACTGAAGCTATGAATTTATTAGAAGAAGAAATTTCTAAGTTTGAAAAATCTTTACAAGAAACATATGACAGAGTTGTATTAGGTGGTAATAAAGGCGATAAGTCTAAAACTCATGACGGCGAAGATTATGAAGATGAAGATGAAAAGAAAGAAGAAGCAGTAACAGAAAAAAAAAGTCGTAACGATTATTTAAACGACGGATTTGTTGAAGCTGAAATTAATAAGAACGGAAATGGTCTTAGAAAAGGTCAAGAAGTTATGGTAAGTGCTGAAGATTATACTTCTTTAGGCGATGATGATTCTTTAGAATGTATTGATCCAAAAAATGGAAAAACTACAATCTGTCCTAAAGGTCAACTTAACGTTAAGATTTAAGAAACCTCCCATATTATAAAAGCCGGTAGTAATAATAAACTATCGGCTTTTTTTGTATATAATAATAAATAAAACATTTATGAAATGGCAAGAAAAAGAAATTACTTAAATAATAGAGATCTCCTGGAACAAATAATTTTATCTAAAGAACAGGATGAACTTACACCAAAGGCATTAGAATTTCTAATGTTATTAGCAGATAAATGTTCTAGAAAATTATCATATGCAAATCCTGATGATAGACAAGATTGTATAGCATCTGCTTACATGGATTTATTTAAATATTGGAGAAATTTTAATCCTGAGAAAAGTACTAATGCATTTGCTTATTTTACTGAAATAGCAAAAAGAGGATTTGCTAAAGGTTGGAATAAACTTCATCCTAGAAAATATGCCGGTACTGTTTCAATTAACGGTAGCGCTGATAGCGACGGTATTTATACAATATAATATTAAATGGGCATTAAAAAAGTAAAACCTACTTCTAAGTCTGGATTTAAGCAAGGGTATTATAATCCTACTAATCCACGAAAGTATATTGGGGAGCATCCAATTATATACAGAAGTAGTTGGGAAAGAAAGTTTTGCCACTGGTGTGATCATAATGAAGAAGTAATAAAATGGGCATCTGAACCTTTCTCTGTAAAATACTTTAATATGTTAGATAAAAAGTTTCATAATTATTATCCGGATTTTTATATGAAAATGGATAAAGGTGGTATAATGGAAGAATTTGTAGTAGAGATAAAACCTAAAGCACAATTACAAAAACCTAAAGCACCAAAAAGAAAAACAGCAAAGGCTTTAAAAAACTTTCAACATGGATACGAAACTTATGTAAGAAACCTTTGTAAAACTGAAGCATTAAATAAAATGGCAAAGTTAAGAAATTTTAAAGTAATGCTATTAACAGAAGACTCAAAATTATTCTAATGGCAATAATAGGATCCTTTCAAGAAGACTTAGATATTTACCTTGCAGATTATAAAGGTAGAAGTGGAGCATCTAAACAGTCTGATAAAGAATTAAAAAATATAGGGAGTGCGGCAAAAGGTATTTTAGATAATGGAAAAATGTATTCTTTTGAATATTTTACTCCAGCTGAAACATTCTATGATACATACCCTTTAGTTTTAGGATTAGGTAAAAGTGATAATGATCACCAACTTGGCGTTAATCTTCATTATATTCCTTATGATGCTAGACTACCATTTCTTTCAGATGTAATTAAATCATTTAAGAATACTATATCATCTGCAATAAATAAATCTCCAGGTAATCCTGCTGCTCAACCTAGATTAAGTGAATTTACATATGAAAATTTAAAAAAGTCTTTAGGAAGAAAGTATAATCTTACGTATGCTATTAGGCAATATAGATTAGATAGAATAAGAAAACAGAGGATGTTAGGATATGAGGATTGGTATATAGGTGCCGTTAACAATCAAAATCATTTCTTTGGTGGAAATATAAATGAGGCACAAGCATTATATTACAAGAATATATAAACAATAAAAGATAAAACAATATGGCAGGTTTTACTGATAGAAGAGGACCCTTAAGTACAGGCAATCCAGTAAGGAAGATTTTAAAGGATCTTTCTAATTTAGGCATGGCTTACGATGATATGATTATTCGTAATTCACGAGCGGTTGGGTTTACGGAAAATCAAATGGGTTATACCTTTAATCCAATGGGCTCTGATGCCGATGATATGTACAGCGCATTTGCTGCACTATCTTTAACGGATACTACAATGAAAAAGAATATCTCTATTTTTGATAGGGATTATGAAAGAAAGAGAGACCAGCTTAGAGAATACGCAGTACAGGATGAGATAGAAGATATCTTAGATGTAATTACCGATGAGGCAATTGTATTTGATGAATCTAATTTTATGGCATATGCTGATTTTCACGGTCATATTGCAAGTTCTATCGAAGATGAAATAGATGATGTATATAATAACCTTTATAATTACTTTGGCTTTAATGATTCGGTACAGCCTTGGAATTATTTTAGAAAATGGTTAGTTGATGGATTCCTTGCATTTGAAATAGTATATAATGATAAACAAACAGAGATTATTGGGTTTAAAGAATTGGATCCTATTTCCTTAATGCCTGGTATTGATACTGACACTGGAAAGAAGCAGTGGGTACAATATAAAGGGCAAGGTGCTAAAGAGAGAAAGTTATGGGATTCTCAAATTATATACCTTTCTTATTCACAAGTTAATTCCCCAATGAGAATATCTTATGTCGAGAGATTAATAAGATCATTTAATCTTTTAAGAATTATGGAAACTACTAGAATTATCTGGGCTGTTTCTAATGCTTCATTTAAAACTCAATTTATTATACCAGTTGGTGGTAAATCTAAAACTAGAGCAAAGCAATCACTTGCACAGTTAATGAATTCATATAGAGAGGTTGTAGATTTTAACCAAGAAAGTGGTGAAATTGTAACTAACGGAAAACCAATGATGCCGTTTAATAAAGAGTATTGGTTACCTTCAAAAGACGGTGAATCACCAGAGATTAGTACAATCGGTGGAGATGGTCCTGACTTAGGAGATACTGAATCTCTAAAGTATTTTGCTGATAGACTAAAAATGGCTTCTAAAATTCCTTTCTCAAGATTTGATAAAGAAGGAGGTAATACATATGATATGGATGCCAGTGGAATGTTAAGAGATGAAATTAAATTTTCTAAATTTGTTGATCGTTTAAGATCAATATTTCAGGAAATATTAGTTAAGCCTATGTATCTTCAGATGTGCCTTAACCATCCTGAATTAAAAAATGATGTTTCATTTAAATCAGGACTAGGACTTAATTTTGTTAAAGATAATGTCTTTGAGGAAATGAAAGAAATGGAATTACAGACTAAGCGAGTTGATTTTATCGGTAACCTAAAAACTCAGTTGAGTACTATGACAGCAGAAATGGAGGAAATTCCATACTTCGATTTAGGATTCTTGGTTAAGAGATATGGTGGCTTTACTCGTGAAGATTTAAAGGCTAATGCTAGAGCTAAAGAAAGAGCTGATTTAGAGAAAGAAGGGTATTCTGAAAAGGATATAGAAATGATCCTTTTAGGTGCTGATAAAGCAGATTTTAAACCAGAAAAGAAAGAAGGTGCAGCTGATGAGGATCCATTAGCAGACCTCTAACAAAAACCTTACAGAGATTGTAATATATAAATCAAATAACTACTAGAAAATGTCAGGAAAAAAATTATTAATTCTTGAAAGACAAAAATCAAATTTAGATATAACAACCGGCGATGACGGATCTGTTGTACTAGAAGGTGTATTTACCGAATTTGATGTTAAGAACAAGAATAACCGAATTTATGAGGAGAAAGAAGTAATGCCTCACATTAATGAATTACAAGAAAAGGTTAAGACCAATAAACTTCTAGGTGAATTAGACCATCCTAAAGATTTTGATGTTAGTTTGGCTAATGTCTCTCACGTTGTTGAATCTTTAGATTATGATAAAGAAAAGAAGCAGGTTATTGGAAAAATAAGATTACTGAATACCTCTAAAGGAAAAGAAGCACAAGCACTTATTAAGGACGGTATTCCTTTACATATTTCAAGCAGAGCTGCTGGTACAGTAGATGAAAATGGTAAAGTTAAAATTAAAAAGTTTTTTACTTATGACTTGGTTGCAGATCCTGGCTTTGAAAATGCTGAGTTATCAAGAGTAAATGAATCTTTTGGTTTAAGTAATGATGATGGTATATTAATCTACGAAATGGAAGAAACTGAAAATAACGATAATAAAAAAGATCTAACGATGGAAAATAATAATTTTGTAACTGTTGAAGATTTTCAAAAGTATACTGAATATGTATCAGGTGTTCTTAGTAATGTTAAAGAATCTACTAATTCTAATAATGATGAGGTAATGGAAAAACTTATTAAGTATACCGAGCACATTGCAGAGAAAGTGAATCAGGTTACTGATTATGCTGAATACTTATCAGAGAATCTTGATAAAAACATTTCATACTCTGACTACTTAGCAGAGAATGTAAATTCAATTAAAGACTATGCGTCTTATTTAGCTGAAGAACTAGATGGAAGTATTCAATATGCTGAACATGTAGCTGAAATGGCTGACAAAGGAATTCAATATTCTAACTATGTTGCTGAAAACTTAGAGAAGAGTATTGACTATTCTGAATACGTTGCTGAAAAGGTTGACCAGAATATTGCTTATTCTGAATATCTTGGTGAAAATGTAGATAAGAGCATTAAGTATGCTGAGTATATTGCTGAAAATGTAAACACTCCTAATGCTGAATCTATTAATGAAGGTACTGTTAATGAATATGGTATGAAGGAAGGTTCTATGCCAACAATGGAAGAAGTTTCTAAATGTATGGATGAAGGAATGACTTATGAACAAGTTTGTGAAAAGTATCCTGATGCTGATAAAGCAAAATTAAAAGAAATGTGTGAATCATGTGGTAAAACTCATGAGACTGTAGATTATAAAAATTCTATTGAAGAAAAATTAGAAAAGTTAATTGCAGCTGCTGAGGTTAAGAATGTATCTGAAATGCACTTTATGAATTTCTTAGGAGAATCTAAAAAGAATGAATTTAATTCTTTATCTACAGAGAAGCAAGCTATGATTGTAGAATCAATGAATGCTAAACCAATTATGTCAACTATACAGGCTGAAAATGTTTGGGAATCTAATTTTATTGAAAAGAAAAGAGGATTAGATGTTGTTACTGATATGCCAGAAAAATTCAAAGAAAAATGGAATAACCTTTCTGAAGCAAGACAAAGTCAAATTATTTCGGAATCTAGGTTCCACCCTGTAAATAATCAATATGGAATTAATAACTTCTGGTCAACTAGAGATCTAAGGGATACTCAAATTGTAACAGAATCTATTAACGAAAGTAAAACTGCTGCTGAGGCCGCGAATACAAAAGAGCCATTAGTAAATGAATCTTTTAAAAACGACTTAGTAAACAAAATGAAATTCAGATTAAATAGATAATCATTTAATCTAAAAGATATTAATCGAATGGTTAAGAAGAAAAGAACCGAGGCGATTAAATAAACGGAATTGAAAGATTCCACAAAAATGCGAAAAATAATTTTTTAAAAATGTACGCAAATCAATTAATCAACGAGGCTGAGGTTCAAAAGACCTGGGGCCCTATCATTGAGGAAAGTACTGGTATTACTGAAAAGTCTAAGTTATCTTGGATGTCTAAGTACTGTCACTACCACAATCTTAATGAGAGTGTATATAATACTGTACACTTAAATCCAAACATGAATGTTCAAGGTATGGGTGCAACTGCTTTCCCAAGCGATCCTACTACAATGAACAACTTCAACGGTAATATGACTGCCGGTTCTGGAGATAGACCATTCTCTTTGTTGCCACTTGCTATGCAGGTTGCTGCTCAGACTGTAGGTTTAGACTTAGTACCAGTTGTACCAATGCAAGGTCCTATGGGAGTATTAACTTACCTAGACTTCGTATATGGTGGAGGTAGAACTACCGATGCAGGTGGAAAAGTAACTGATTCTGCTCCATTACTAATTAAAGCTGATTTAACTTTAGCTTCAGGTGTAGCTGCATTAGCAGTTAACCAATTAGTATATGCTGCTTCAACTGCTGCTAACAATGCTGCTTACGAATTAACTTACGTAGGTAAATCTAGAATCGATGGTTACTCAATCTTCCGTGTAAGAGGTAATGGTGTTGCTACTGATACTAACTTTGCTCAAGGTGAAGAAGGTTACGAAGCAATTTATGAAGCTGTTAAAGGTGGTGTAGATTTCTATTCTGATATCGCTACTGCAGCAGTTATCGGTGCATGGGGTGATACTCCTGAATATGTAAAAGCTTTAGAGGACCATATTACTGGTTTCTCAGGTAATGCATTTGAGGATAACAACCCACTACCTGGTGCTACGAACGTTCCTGGATTCTTAACTGAGTCTATTGACGGAACTGATCCTTACCAAAGAGGTGTTGGAGAATCAACTCCAGACAATATCATGGGACTAAGCTTATTCAACAAGTCTGTTGCTGCTAAAACTTACCAAGTTGCTGCTGCCGTGACTAGAGAACAAGTTCAGGATTTGAAACAATTCGGAATCGACGCAGTTGCTCAAGTAGAAGCTGTATTGGTGAATGAATTAACTCAATCTATCAACAAATATATCTTAGATAGAATCTTCAGAAATGGAGCTGAAAATGCTAAGAATATTAATGCTGTTGACGGTTTACAGTTATCAGCTTCTTACGGAACAACTGCAGCACCTGCTGTTGTAATTCCATTAGGACCTGGAAACGATAGCAATACTAACATTAATGCAACTGTTGCAAGAACGTTAGTTGGTGCAGGTGGTGAAACACAAGGAACTTTACAACGTAGGTTGTATACTAAAGTACTTGCTGCTTCTAACCTAATCGCAACAAGAGGAAGAAGAGGACCTGCTACTTTCGCAGTAACTTCTGGAGAAATTGCTACGGCACTTCAGGATGTTGCAGGATTCGTACCTTACCCACTATCAAATACAATCAACCAAGCTGGTGGATCTTTATATCCAATCGGTGCTTTGGCTGGTGTAACTATTTATGTTGATCCAAACATGGCTTGGACTGACTATAGAGTTGCTGTAGGTAGAAAAGGTGATGGTAATTCTCCTGGTTTAGTATTCATGCCTTACTTAATGGCTGAATCTGTTGAAACAATCGCAGAAGGAACTATGGCTCCTAAAATCGCGGTTAAATCTAGATTCGCTTTAGTAGACGCTGGATTCCACCCAGAAACAATGTATTACACATTAGGTTTTAACTTCGAGGCTGGTACTAGTATCATCTAAGAATAAAAACTTATAATACAGTTTTAAAAGGTTCGCTTAACGGCGGACCTTTTTTTTGTCTTATATTAGTTGAATATATAAAAAAATCAATAACTAGATATGAAAAGAGTAAAATCATACAATGAGTTTATAGCTGAATCTAATAATAAAAATGTAGATGAAGGTATTACTGACATTAAAGGTATTGCATCTAATCCTATAAAATGGAAAAAGATTAAAAACAATGCTAAGAAGTATCAACAGACTAAAGTTCAAATAGCTTTAAATAATGTTGATCATGCTAAGAAGAAAGAAAAGTCTTCAGGTAAAATAGATCCTAAGCAAAAGGAGGTTTTAGATGCTGCAAATAAAGCTAAGAACCAAGCGTTAAAAGATAAAGCATCTGCGGTTAGTCAAAGAATGAAAGATTTAGCTTCAACTGATGCTCTTAAAAAGGTTGTAACCATTGCAACAACAAAAGCTAACCTAGCCGCAGCAGAAACTGCTCTTAAAGCTGCTGATGGCGAAGAATCAAAACAACTTAAGATTAAAATTAAAAAATTAGCAGGTCAGGCTGCTGATGCACAGCAAGCATTAAAGGATTATGAATCAGAAGGTGATAAGGAAGTTAAATTACCAGGTGAAGATGAAAAGGCTGCAGCTGCAGAAAAGGCAAAGTTAGATAAAGAAAAAGCTGAGAAGGCTAAAGAAGCTGTTGAAGGCGAGATTACTAAAGCTAAAGCTGCGTATGATAAAGTAAAAGACGGCGAAGATGAAAAGGCCAAACTACAAGCAGAAATTAAATTTAAACAAGCTCAACAGAAAAAAGCTAAATTAGATGGTAATGATGAATTGTTCCAAGGTTTAGGAAATGACATTGGGGAGATTATGAAAAAGATAAAGGCTATTGATCCGAATGCTGAAACTGAAACAGAGACCGAGACCGAGACTGAAACAGAGACCGAGACTGGTAAAGATGATCCAGGTGCAAAATTAGAAGCTGATATTAAAGCCTTTAATGATAACATAGAAGCTGAGAGAACTACAATGAATAAAGCTACTAAAGATTTGGAACAGGCTAAAAGAGATCTAAAAACCGGTAGAGGTTCTGAGGAACAAGTTCAAAAGTTACAAAAGGCAATTGAAGATAGTAAAGAAGATATTGCTGAACTTAAGAAAAAGGAAGCTGATGCTAAAAAGAAATTGGCTGCACTATCTAAACCTAAAGGAGAATCATTTCAACCACTCGAAGAAACAGTTTCTGAAAAGTTTAGAAGGTTAATGAATAATGTATAAAGTCCGTAAGATAAACTTTGGATGGTATAAAAGGAGGCATGGAATTCTATTGGAGAATCTGCCTCCTTTGAAGCAACGATTTATGATAGAGAATAATTATCTTAAATGGTTGGATTCAGATACTCAGGCATTTGAGATTATCTTTAAAGTTGAGGATATGAATGAGCATGAAAAAAATCCTAATCGTATACTTTGGAATCCTTTCAGAGAAACTTTTACAAACATTAAAGAATTAGAAAAAGATTCTGATGTTGTGGATTGGAATTGTGGTATATGTAAAGTTGAAATTAAATCTAGAATGGATTCTAGGAAGGTTGAAAACTTTGTTTGTAATAAGTGTTCAGATGCTCATAACTCCCGGAATAAAAGAGTTGATCAAAGAATAATAGATTCGTCAATCAAATTTACCCAACACTGTAAATCGTTATTAAAAGGTGAACAAAGAGAGTTTATGACTTATGTACGCAGATCATCAAAGGGATAACGATTCTTCTATAGTTATTTTTTTAAATACATTTAATTTACTCGTAGGGCATGCATTAAAAATTTGTATACCTTTACCTTTGATATGTTCCTTTAGAATATCAAACCCTGGTAAAAAGTGTTTATTATAAATAGTATCAGCTGTTGCATTAATTGGGTACCCATCATGAAAGTGACTAACAGTTCCACTATTTCCCATATCATAACCTAATAATACTATTTTCTTAGATCCTAAATGTAATGCTAAATTAATGGCAGCATATCCACTATTCATTCCGTGAGCTAATGTATTTGGTGAAGTTTCTAATCCATATTTTACACCTCTCTTTAACAAATGAATATCTTCCGTAAGTTCTCTTCTAGGGGCAATCGTATATTTTAAACCTTTAAAACTATCAATATCTTTTTTATGCCAATTATAAAATCTACCATCCGTCCAATATAAAACATTCGCATTAGGATAGCTTAGTAGTGCTTTGTTTATAACTATTGTTTTTTTATCATTTAACCTATTCCAATTAAACCCTTTTAATGATGGCCCACCACCAATAATGTATACGGTTTCACCAGCCCATATTCTTGGTACAGGTTTAAATACCTTTGGTATATTCCAATTAGGATTTACATTTTTTCTATGAGTAGCTGCTATACGAGTAGATGCATTAGGTTTGGTCTTATGTACTACCACAGGCCCTCTAGTTATATTACTCCTAACATTACTAGATATCTTTGGATCTACTTTAACTTTAACTATCTTCCTAATTTTTCGAGGACTCATTAATAGATTTTTTTTATTTATTTCTATTAAAACAAATGCTATTTTTTCCATATAAAAATAAATCAAAACTAAAATATGAAGAATATTCAAAATGTACTTTTAACAGAGAAGTACCGACCACAGTCATTAGATGATTTAATTACTCCTAAAAGAGTAGGTGAAAAACTAAGTAAAGGAGTCTATCAACATTTATTACTACATGGCAGTCCTGGTACCGGTAAAACTTCTGCTGCTAAGGCTTTGGTTAAACATTTTAAGCACCCTTACTTATACATTAATGCTTCTACTGATACTTCTGTTGATGTTGTAAGAAATAGGATTACTGATTTTTGTGCTAACCGTTCTATTATGGATGAGCCAGGAAAAATGAAAGTAATTATACTTGATGAGATTGATGGTGTATCTGATCAATTCTTTAAAGCATTAAGAGCTACAATGGATCAGTTTGCTGTTAATGCAAGATTCGTTGCAACATGTAATTATATTAATAAAGTACCTGATCCAATTCAGTCAAGATTTGAAATGATTGATTTTGATTTTTCCAAAGAAGAAGAAACTGAAATAATGAAAAGTTACATTATGAGAATTCTTCAAATTTGTAAGGAAGAAGGTATCGGTATTGATAAACATGCAGCTGTAGAATTAGTAAAAAGAAAATTTCCTGATTTAAGAAATATGTTAAATCAGTTACAAGGATTTAAATCCCAGGGCGTAGAAACTATAACGGTTGAAAATATTAAACAATTCAGTTCAGTATATAAAGATATTTATGATCTTGTTATTGACGGTGAAGATCCTGTAAAAAATTATCAATATATGCTATCTAATTATGCAAATAGAACCGATGATGTTTTATCTTCACTAGGTGCTGAGTTTATAGATTTTATAAAACAAGATAGGCAATCATACACTACATTTATTCCACAGATAATTGTAACAGTTGCAAAATACCAGGCACAGCGACAACAGGTAATTGATCCTGCTGTATCAATGCTTGCTTGTATATATGAATTACAAACAATAGTAAACGGAGCATAATGGCATACGGAGTATATAAAAACACTGAAGAGTTTGAGGAGCAGTTAGCACAATACACTGGTTCTAAATATGCAGTAACTTTAGATAATATGAGTAACGGTTTATTCCTTGCTTTATATTATGAGAAGCATGTTAACAAATCAATAATAGATGATTCTATAATAATTCCAAATAGAACTTACCCATCAGTCCCTTGTGAAATAATCCATGCAGGATTAAAGGTTAAGTGGAATAAAAAACACCCACAAGTTTTTAAAGGTAAATTAACTGGCGCATATCAGTTAAAAGGATCTAATGTTTGGGATTCAGCATTAACATTTACTGCAGATATGTATAAACCTTCTACTCATATGTGTGTATCATTCACTGGCCCTTTTAAACATTTTAAATTATCTAAAGGCGGTGCAATACTAACCGATAGTCTAAAAGCATATCATTGGTTTAAAAGAGCAAGGTATTCAGGTCGCAGAGAATGTTCTTATCATGATGATAATTTTGATATGATTGGGTGGAATTTTTATATGATGCCAGAATTAGCAGCAAGAGGATTATTATTAATGAACCAATTTTATAACCAGGACGGTACTAAAAAGCACCAAGAAGATTTGTCGTTACCTTACCCTGATTTATCAAAATTTAAAATATACGAAAAATGAGAGAAGAATTTTTAAAAAAATTAATTAAGGCATTTCCTAATTATATGGAGCTAGGAGCCGCTGTACATAAATATCATACACTTATACAGGATGGAATAGGTGAAAAACAAGTAGAAGAATATATCTTACAAGAAACTTTCAAAGTTCTTTAATACTTGTTATAATTATATTAAATAACACATTATGAAAAAAACAGGCAGACATACATTTGTCATAGATGGAAACTATTTTCTATTTAGAACATTATACGTAATTCCACAAAGATCAAAAAAGGCAGGTCTATTAGGAACAGAAGAAGATGTACAGGCCTTTGTTAAAAAATTGGCAACTGACTTTGCATATCAGATCAGGTTATTTGAAGGTCTTATTGATAAGGTAGTTTGGACGGTAGATTCAAGGTCATGGCGTAAAGACTTTTACCCAGAAGCAGAATATAAAGGTAACCGTAAACAGAACGATGCTCTTAACTGGGAAAACTTCTCAAAGGCAACAGCTGACTTTATTTCTATTCTATCTAAACAAGGTGTTATCATTTCTAAAATTGATGGCGCTGAAGGTGATGATTTAATGTATGCATGGAATACTGAATCTCTTGCTAATGACAAATCAGTTATTATGTTTACTGGAGATAGGGATTTAGTTCAATTAGTAGATAAGAGTAAAAGTAATCATACTCATACTATTCTATTTTCACCAGCTCATAAAAAATTATATACTTACCAAGGTTTTTCTGAATGGATGGATTCTCAAACTGAAGAAGAACAATCTGATGACATATTTGATGTACTAAAAACTTCTGTATCGCCAGAGAATCAGGCTAAAAAATTACTTAAGGCATTAGTCGCAAAGAAAAAGGTTTCTATTATAGAAGTTGACCCTGAAGACTTCCGTTTCCGTAAAGTACTCACTGGAGATGCAGGTGATAATGTACCACCTGCATACTATTATAAAAAAGGTAATAGGAGATACGGTATTAGTGAAAACAAGGCAACTGCTATTATTGCTGAGTTCAAAGAAAAGCATGGTCACTTATCCCATATGTATCTTTATAATGATGAGTATATTACTGACCTTGCAAATATGACCGTAAGAGTTATGAATGCAAAACATATGAGCAGAGAACAGATTATTTCTAATCTCAAATCTAATGTCAATCTTATGGTTCTTGCTGCTGAATCTATACCAGAAGGTATCCTAGACGAAATGTTTAAATCAGTTGAATCTAAAATGAATTTAAAAGGTTTACAGTTAAAAACAATTTCTACTATGAAATCTATCTTGGAGAATACTGAATATGCTAAAGAAACTGATAGCTCTTTTAAAGCTTCATTTTTTAAAGATGATGATTCAAGTGATTCTAATGATATGTCTTTTATAAAAGGTAGTAAAAAACAAGATAAGATTTTTTAAACTTTTTACTTTTTCTTCATATAAATATAAAATAACTTAATGAAATTATTTGACTACATAAGAGTACTTTTTGGTAAAGATGTTCACTGGGATAAGGTATCTAATTACGATAAATCTAAAAATTCATTTATGACTAATAGATTTATGAGTATTAAGTTTCCTATCCAGGCAAATATGTTTAATACTTTAAAAATAGATCCCGTTGGTCAAGCCGAATCATGGAGATTAATTTCATCTAAATTTAATAGGGTGCCAGGTTTTATTTACACTAAAGTAAAAAAGACAGCAAAACAAAAATCAAAGGAATGGACTCCTGATCCTGCTGCAAAAGAAATGTACATGAAGTTTAATGAAATAGGCGAAAGAGAATACAGAGAAGCTCTAAAACATAACCCATCACTAATAAAGTCTTCGATAGATATATTAGAAAAACAAATGGGCAAAGATGTTAATTGATAATAAATTTGAACTAGGCATACCCACGCATATTATGTTTACTTTATATAAGTATGATTACTTTGATAGTATTATTATAAATAGAGTAAAAAAAGAATGCAGAAATCTATCAAAGATAGACGGTGAAATAACAGTTAAGCTTTCTTCTTTCTTAACTGCTATTAATACAAGCAAAAGACTTAGGACTGAAATTCAAAAGGCTGAAGATTTTGGTTATATTCCTAATCCTAACATTAAGCCTAATTCTATTTACTTTTTATTTTCTATTTTTAACAGACTTGAAAATTTAGATTTTATAACATTTAAAATTAGCGACGATAAAAACTTTAGTAGATTGATTAAAAATGAAAGAGGTTCATCAATACTAAGCTTTCACTTTAATATAATTGAAGGTATTTTTGACTTGACTAAATTGATGGATAGGGTAGAATTGGATACTTTCAATAAAACACTAATTGATTTTAAAATACTTAAAAATAAATATTTAGAAAGAAAGCCATATTTCTATATGAAAGCTACTGCTATTATTGATATTTTAACATCAATGGATATTGAAGGTAAATTAAGTACTTTTGGTGTATTGGATAGAATAGATCAAAAATTAGAAGAAGATGATCCGGTCTTAATTGTGAAGACAGACTATACTCCATATTAGTAGCTGAATATATAAACAAATAATGTTTGTATATGAAAAGAATTGTCAATTGGTTAGGTGGTCTTTTAAAAGATGAAAAAGGTACACCTTCTTCAAAAAGGTTTATTGGTATTTTAGCAGGTGTAACATTATGCTCTGCATTAATGATTAATTTATACACAGATATGCCAGTAGAACCTACTCTTGTTAATGCCGTAGCGGCAATATGTATTGGTGGTTTAGGTCTTGCTTCAGCTGATAAAATTTTTGGAAAGAAAAAATCTATGGGTGGAGATCAACAAATAAATTCTTAATCGATGGCAGTTAACGGAAGAACAACAGATGCTAACGGGGATGCTATATTAATAAGTCTTCAGGAACCTTACTTAAATGTAGTTGAAGTCTTAGGATATACTGATGTCACAAAAGGTGAAAGTACAGGTACCTATTATAATAAACAATTTAGGTGGGGAACGGATGGTGTCACATATTCTGATTATACCACCCTTACAAATGCGAATCTAGAGGCTTTATTATTAAATCCAAATAAACCTTTTTGGATTCAATATAGATATGAACAGGTTGGCGATGGCACTTTAGAATTTGAATCTATTGCATTAGAATTAGTAACGGATGGCGGTGTAATTTGTAGAGTACCCCAAGTTGAATGCGGAGCTGAAGGTTGTATAGGTGTACCTAATTTAGTTGTAGATTGCTGTGGTGATACCTGGAATCCTTATGACTTATCTAGAACTTCATCAATGTATAATCAATTATCCGCTATCACATCTAACATGTTTGGCTTCTGCGTTGATTATTTTAAGACTAAGGCAGATCAAAGAAGTAGAGATGTTATATTAAAAGAGTATTCTTTATTTGATGTTATTAAAGAAGGTGAAGTAAAGATTTTAATTCCAGATAACGAATTACCAACAAGGGAAATTCAGTTTAATCCAATGATGATGGATTTTCCTGTTCAATTTGAAATACATATTGTAAAATCTGCATTTGAGGCAATATTCGGATTAGGTACTAAACCTGAAATGAGAGACTATTTATATTTTAAAGATTATATGAATCGTATGTATGAAGTTGATGCAATTGCTGAAGCAGATGATTTTCTTTATTCAGGTTCTTATTGGAGAGTTAGTTTAGTACCTTATCAGAAAAGGACGGCCGTTGGTTTTGATCCAACACCAGAAGGTCAAAGAGCTGAAATCGATACAGATGCATTAACGTCAAATGTAGAAGATAAATTTAGAGTTGAAAGAGAAAACGAATTTAGAGATGTAAGAAAGAATAATCAATATAATACAATAGGCACATTAGCAAATGATTATGTCAGGAGATCCTTAAATAAGAAATTAATTATAAAAGAAGAAAACGTTTATAATGAATGGACTATAATTTCTAAATATCATTATAGGTTAGGTTCTTTAGGAACTTCTAACGAAGCTATAAAATATCAATATGAAGGTGGTTGGACTAATGAAGAAGACAGGGCATTTACTTTTTGGATTAGACCACAGTATGCAAAACCTATAGGCGAAAATATATTAATATTATCAATTGCAGATAATAATGGAAAGGTTCAATTTAATACAGGTGGATTGCCTAAATTTGGTAATGCTATTAACATAGGTGATTGGGTTGAAATAAGAGGAACTAAATCTTATAATGGAATAGGAAAGGTTATTGAAATAATTGGTGATTCTATTGTAATTGATGAAAAATTTATAGATGATGTAACAACAACAGGATCTCCTAGTTTTAATAAAGAAGCAACCAATAATTTTATGGTTTATGAAAATTCTTTATTACCACCAACTCAGTATGTTTCACTTACCTACACACCTAATTGGTTTATTATGAAAATTAATGATGTTTACTATAAGTGGAAATTAACACAATCTTTTGCAAAAGATAAATGGTATGCTATAGTAATTAATTTAAATGCTACTGCGAGACAATTAGGACTGTTTGTATATAATACTGAAGAAGCAACAGGCGCGGTTAATCCTGAGTTAACATCAACATTAAATTTGGTTTATAATAAAACCCAGGCAGCAACACCACAAACAGTAATAGATGACCAATCATGGAAATTATTTGGATGTGAAACTGATTTAACAAATATAAGAATTTGGAAAAAGCCAATAGAAGAGGAACTGCAATCTTTAATACTTAGTCAATATGTAGTAAAAGATACACATTTAACTTTATTATTGGATAATGCTTCACCTGAATTAATGCTGCAAGATGTAACAGATGCCAGATAACCTGGAATATATATTACAAATAACTTATTAATGGAAGATAACTCAAAGGAGAAGTTTAGAGATAGTATTGGTGATTTACTTAGCGATTTACCAGATGAAGTACCTGGTTTAAATGAAACACCAGAATTATCAAGAGTAAGAAATGAAAGTACACAAGCAGTTGCTTTAACAAAGGCTAAAGGAAAGGCTAAAAAAGTAATGTCGAGTTTACTTAAGTTTTATTTAAGTGAAGAGATAATAGCTGAACATGAATACATTCAAGCAAAATCAAACTTAGATGAATATGCACTAGGTATGTTAATTCGCCAAATGGAAAATAGCGAAATTGCAATTTCACAGCTAATGGACATTATTAATGAAGGTGATGTTTCCCCAAGAATGTTTGAGGTACTTAGTGATTTACAGAGAACTTTATTGGATATTATTAAAAGCCAAACAATGTATATGGTGGCTATTGAAGAGAATGCTAAAAAGACGTCAAGAGATATTGATGTATATCATGGTAACTCTGATAGTAGCAGTAAAAAACAAACTGGAGTTAAGTCTAGGGGTACTAAAGATTTAATGAGAGCATTACAAGAAACAATTAACGAAGAAGATATACAAGATGTCGATAGCGATGAAAATGAAGAATGATTACATTCTTACACAGGAAATAGTACAAGGTGAAAGAAGAACCGATAGTGGATTAATTATTCCTGAAGAAAAATATAATAGGGTTGCTTTAGTGATAGAGGCAGCCGATAACCTTGAAGTAAAGAAAGGTGACCAAATAGTAAAAACAATAGGCAAGGGTACTGAATACACATTTGAAGGAGATAAGTTTGAAATCCTTCATATAAATCATGTTCTTGCTGTAATAGAAGAAGATGGCACAGAAACCACAAGCGCCTAGCGCAGGATTTGATTTTAATGTTGGTAAAGCCAAGCAAGCGTTTTCATGGTCTAGTGAAAGTGTAGAACAACTAATGTTTGCAATAGAAGAAGGTTATAAACCAGCATCTACTCCATTCTATGAAGGTAATCCTAATTTAAGAAAGGGTAATATTGTTTTTAACTATACCTCAAATGAAATAAAAGAAATTAAAAAGTGTGCAAAAGATATTGTATACTTTGCCAATACTTATTGTACTGTAATGACCGACCACGGTTTACAAACAATTAATTTAAGACCTTACCAAGAAGAAATGTTAAGGCAGTTTCAAGCAGAAAGATTTAATGTTTGTTTAGCTAGTAGGCAAGTTGGTAAAACTATATGCTCATCTATTTTTATAGCTTGGTATTCATTATTTAACTTCGATAAAAATTCTTTAATACTTTCAAATAAAGGTGCAACAACCAGAGAGATCATTGATAAAGGTAAAACTATATTAGAGCATTTACCTTTCTTTTTAAAACCCGGTACTCTTAAATGGGATGTATTTAATTCTAAGTTTGATAATGGCTGTAGAATAATTGGTCAGACAACAACAAAGAAAGCAGCAATTGGTTTTACTATTCATTTATTATTCATGGATGAGTTCGCGCATATCCCTGCAAATTTCGTTGATACTTTTTATGAAAATGTGTATCCAACGGTATCCGCATCCACAAACTCTAAAGTTATCATAACAAGTACACCTAATGGCTTTAATAAATTTTATGACATATATACTGCTGCCGATAAAGGCTTAAGTGAATATACGCCCTTTAGAGTTGACTGGTGGGATGTACCAGGAAGAGACGATGCTTGGATGAAGCAAGAGGTTGCTAACTTAGGTAGTGACGAAGCATTTAATAGGCAATACGGAAATCAATTTATTGCAGGTTCATCATTACTATTAGGACCTGATAGTCTTAAGAAATTAAAAGGAAACGAAACAGAATTTGTTCATCGTGAAATGATTGCGTTTGAAGATGAGCAAGTAGAATACTCTGGTTTATTATGGGATCCTGAATTTAATTTAGATGATGCTGAAGAAGATGAAAATTATTGGTGTTTTTCTGTTGATATAGCAGAAGGTACCGGTGGTGACTATTCTATTATTAATATCTTTAAGATAGAGCTTATGGATGAGGCCGATTGGAAAAAGGTAACTTCACCAGGTAGCTTTATTGATTTTTACAGAATTAGACAAGTTGGTAGATTTAGAAGTAATGAACATACCATTGAAGAATTTGCAAAATCTCTTTATATTTTAGCATATGATGTTTTTTACTCTGAGAATGTAAAATTAATTATAGAATGGAATTTATTTGGTGGTGAGCTAATTAAAAGAATGGAAACCGTTTTTCCACAGAGAAATGATTTTGATGAAGAATCTGTTGTTAAATTTAAACACCGTATAGATGCAAGGACTAAACAATTTGGGTTAAAAGTTAAAAAAGATAATAAGCCTATTTTTTGTCAAAACTTTAAAAAATATATTACACAAAATAAAATTGTAATAAAAGATAAGCAAACTGTTTATGAAGCAGCTACATTCGGTAAATTACCTAATGGTACGTATGCTGGGCAATTAGGCCATGATGATTTAATAATGACCTGCATAAATAGTTCTGAATTCTTTTTTACATTAGACTTTTCCGATTTTGCTGAAGAGATTCACGATGTTGCCGAACAGCACGTACAGGATAAAATTGATGCTATCTTAGAACAAGATGCTAAGGGAGGACAATTGAATTTTGATATCTATGACTTGGTATAAAAAGTTATAGGTTAGTGGATATATAAAAAAAGCAAATAAAAAAAATAATATAAGATGGCACTAGATCCGAAAATCGCTTCGATTAAAGCAGCAGGAACTTACAGATTTGAATTTGACAAATCTCAAGTAGTTAGTATTCCTGCTAATCAGACAAGGTTAATTGTCGGTTTCTCTAAAACAGGTCCTTTCAATACTCCGGTATTTGTACCTGACACCGCATTCTTCAAACAAGTATATGGTGATATTGACAGAAACTTAGAAAGAAAGGATTCATTTTTCCATAGAAGCTGTTTAGCAGCATTGGAAAGAGGACCGATTCTTGCACTTAACCTATTAAACTTAACTGCTGCCGATAAGGTAGAATATATTAAATTTGGTACAGCTGCTACCCCTGATGTTCAGGATAATGCTGGAGCCTTAGGAGAATATCAAAAAATGTACAATAGAGATAAATTCTTTTATCCTGACTCAGACGCATTCTTAGATAATGTTGGTGCAAATAAACTAGCATTTAATTCAGGAACAACTAATGATTTATTAGACTTTACTAATTTAGGTCAGAATCCTATCTCAGTTATTGTAAGAAAAGCATCAGCTGCAAATTCAACAGGATTTAATGTAACTGCAGAAGAATGGTATGGTGCTGCAAATGTACCAGGTTATTTAAATAAAGATAGTTTAGTATCTGACTTCTTAGTAGATGTATTTTTAATAGAAGGTAATTTTGGTGGAGACTTTGGTTCTGCAACGCCTTATGAAAGATTTGTAGCAGATCCAATTTATCAAACATATTTTGATAAAGTACAAGGATTAAAAAGAAGAGTATTCCAAAATGATGAATCAGATACAAAAATTGCTGAATTCTTTAATGAATCAGAAGTTAATGTAGTTGCAACTTATACTGCATCATTACTTCCTAATTTTACAGACTTACTAGGTAATAACCTTTTTATTGAAAAAGTTATTAATGCTGATACAGCAAGCACTGGTGTATTTGTCGCAGTAAATGAAGATTTATTTGATGGTGATACATTAATTGATGGGGTTGCTGGTGGTATTGATTTAATAGGTCATAACCTTGAATATACTCAAGCTTACGATTTCCAACAAGATGTTAATTTCTTATCTTATAGTGGATCAATCGTTTCAGATGTTAGTTATGCTGGCACAGGAACTGCACCAAACACAGTAAGTGCAACGACTGAAGCTATTAATGTAAGTCAATTAACAAGTGGAGATATACAGATTACTGTTGTAGGTTCTGCTGGTGATCCATTATGGGATGCATTCGCTGCGTTTACTGCAAATACACAAAGTGCTGTAGGTACTTACATATTAGCAAACACTGGTACAGGTGATAAATATGTTCCTGTAACATCAGTACAGATTGTAGGAAATACTGTTACCTTATTACTATCAAGTGTAGGTGGAATTATACCAGGTGATTTTAGTAATGTTACTGGAGCTTCATATACATTTATTAATGAAAGTGACTTTGGTTTTGTAACTGATGAAGCAATCCTAGCAGATAATGCAAATGCAAATATCATAGGTGGATATGGTTCAACATTATACAGCCAATTCTCAAACGGTACTCTTACCGATGGTGATGAAGCGGTATATTTGAAAACCGGTACAGAATATTTAAGTTACTTAGTATTTAATGCTGTTGATTATGGATTCATTCATACGCAAACTCCAACTACTACTTTAACAACTATTCCTATTTCAGATCCGGCATATAACTTACCATCTGTTCAGGTAACACCTTACGAGGAAGATGCATTTAATAATTTAACACCGCATGATCAATTTACTTTAGATCCTGCTAATGGCGGTTTCTTTATAGACACAGAATTTTCAAATACAGGTATTACTTATCCTGCAGGTACATTAGGAATTCAAACGCTGAAAGGTGCTAATAATGTTTCTATTGATATTATTTCAGATTCAATAACTGAAACTGGATTAAAACCTAACCAAGTATTAATAGCTAGTGATAATCCTGATGCTGCTGATGTAGTTGTAGGAAACTACTTAGTACATTCTGAAGGCTCTCCTTCCGGTGTAGCCCACTCAAGGTTAACAAGAATTAACGTTGTACAAGGTGGATTAACAAATGCTGAATTTAGTACTATTCCTGCAGGTAAGCAGGCACTATTAGTAACTTGTCAAAGTGAAATTGCAACAACAACCGCTGCAGGTATTGTTAAAGTTGAATTATACTTCCCAATAGATAAGTGGATTGATTATTTAAATATCTTTACATTAGATGGATTTAATTTAACTTCTACTCACGTACCTAACGGAACTAATGACAGACAGGTTGAAATCTTAAATGGTACTTTAAATGGAACAAATTTATTTAAAGCATTAACTGACAGAGATGTAATTAACTTTAGATATATTGTAGATACATTTGGAAACGGTATTGAAAGTGGATCTAAAGCGATCTATACAATATTGGCTTCTACTAGAAAGAATGCATTCGCAATATTAAATGCTCCATCTGCTAAGGACTTTAAGAGTAATTCTTCACCTTCATTTAAAGATCTAACTGGAAGTTTATCCTCTAGATTTATTTCTACTGGTGGTGATCTTTCATTAAATCCTACAGTAAGATACTCATTACCATCTCAAACACAAGGTGCGAGTTGGGGAGCATTCTATTATCCTTTTATTACTGTTAGGGATTTAGGTAGAAATATAAATGTTGTACCGGCTGCATACGTTTCAAATAACTTTATTGCAAAATATGAAAACGCATTACCGTGGTCATTAGTTGCCGGAGTTCGTCGAGGTGTTGTAGGTGGAACAGGAGTTGTAGGATTAGAAATCAATCTTGGAAAAGAGGACAGAGAATACTTAGAACCATTTGGATTAAATCCAATTGTATTCCAAAGTGGAACTGGGCCAACAATCTTTGCAAATAAAACTGCACAGCAGACTACAAAATCTGCATTAAGCTCTATTAACTGTAGAGAGGTTGTAATTTATATCCAAGATGGTATTGAAGCAATTCTTAGAAACTATCTATTTGAATTCAATACTGCTCAAACAAGATTAGAGATTAAAACACTTGCTGATAACTTTTTATCAACAGTTCAGAATGATGATGGTGTTTATGACTTTAAGAATGTAATGGATGAAACTAATAATACTCCAGAAGTTATTGATCAAAATGTAGGTATCCTAGATACATATATTGAACCAGTAAGAGGAATGGAAATTCTTGTACAAAGAACAACTATTTTGAAAACAGGAGCTATTAGTTCAGGAAACTTCCAATAAGAGGAAACTAAATAAGAATATATAAAAAAAATAAAATAAACTATGCCACTACCACATTATACCCAATCAAGGGCCAGTAGCCAAAGGTACGAACCAGTTCAGCCTAACCTTTTTGAGGTGACAGTATTTTCACCACTAGGGGATGATACGGGTTTAATCTTAGAGCAAGTTAAAACTATTGGAGGTTTAAATAACTTAAACCCTGCTGTAGATGCAATCGGACAGAAATACAAATTTGCTGACCGTTCATTTGCAAGTATGCCAGGTCAAACATTTATGGATCTGACTGTTAACTTTAGTCTTAACTTAAATGAAGCTAACGAAAATTACATTTACAATACATTCCGTAATTGGTACAAATTAATCTATGATCCATTGACTGGTGAAATGGGATTAAAGAAAGACTATGTAGGAAGTATGATTATTGTACAGTACAACAGAGCAGGTGATATCTTTAGAAAGATTACTTGTAAAGATGTATTCCCTACAGGTCAACCTGATTTTGTAGATGAATTAAGTTATGAAACTCCAGACGCAGTTGATTTAACAATGACTTATCGTTGTGATCACTGGGTTGAGGAAAATGTTGGAGCTGCATAATCTTTTAAATATTTTAGAAAAACTGGCTTTAGGGCCAGTTTTTTTGTCTTCACTCTAATATATATTATAAATTATATAATCTAAACATATGACAATCTTTAAAGTAGTAAATGAAACTGATGGAAAAGTTTATGTAGGTTATTCAGTTAATGATAATCCTAATAACTTAGGAGCAGGTAAATATATTAAAAGAGCAGTTAAAGACTTTGGTACAAGATCTTTTCAAAAAACTGTTCTTGAAGAATTTGAATCTGAAGAATCATTAAGCCATATAATGGAAAGGCTAGAATTTTGGATAAAAAATTATAAAGCCGATAATCCTAAATATGGATATAATGAAAGCGTACAAGAATTAATTCCACAAAAAAAGAGACTTACTAAAAAACTACAAGTTCTCTTAACACCAGAAGATGAAGATAATTTAAATTCAATTATTATCGAGAAATCAATGGAAAATAAAACAAAACCGTTGCCAGTATCCAAATACGTAAGACAATTAATAGTTGAACATATAGTAGAGGAAACCGCTCCTGAAAAACAATTAATAAAAACTAAATAATTATGAGTAGTCACGAAGACAATATTAAAAAAGAATTTGCAGAGGCTGAAGGTATAGTAGATACTACGGCTGAGGTAAAAACAAATGATGAAGGTAAAGTTACTGAATTAGGTAAAGTAGATACTACAAGAGGATCTGGTATAACTTCTATAGATGATCCTGAAATTCAGAGAATACAATCTTTAACAGGTTATATTAAATTAGATTTAGCTAACTTTCCATCAGGTGGTCAATTTTATAGAGAAGATTTTGAAATTCATATTAGAGCCGCAAGGGTTGGTGAGATTAGGGAATTCTCTACATTAGATGAAGAAAACATTTTAGATGTTGATGAAAAGCTAAACTCACTTCTAGTGAACTGTACAAAAATTATGTATGGTAACCAAAGAGGATCTTATAGAGATGTTTTAGAAGAGGATAGAATATATCTAATCCTATCTATTAGAGAGTTAACATTTAAGGAAGGCGAAAATAAATTAATGATGCCGGTTGGTAAAAAGAGTTGTAAAACAGGAACTTGTAAATCACAAGAATCAGTGGAACTTCAAACAGCTAATCTTCAATTTAATGAACAAGATGATTTAATAGCAAAATATTATGATCATGAAAATAAATGTTTTACCGTACCAACAAAAAGCCACGGTGAATTAACCATAGCACCTCCTACGATTGGTGTTATGCGATCTATTACTGATTGGATACGAAAGAGAGAAGAAGAAGGAAAGACTTGGGATAGATCATCATTATCTATCTTACCTTACATTCAGAGAGAATGGAGAGGATTTAATGATAAAGAAATATTTTCAGCCATTACAAATTTTCAGGGCTGGGACGCTACTAAATTTTCAATTGTATACAGATTAGTTGAGAAAGCGAAAATTGGAGTTAAACCTGAGTTTAGTTTTCCATGTGAAAGTTGCGGTGAGGAGGTCGCCGTCCCGCTCACGTTTCCCGGCGGCATCAAAGCTCTGTTTATTATTCAAGATATCTCTTCTGAACTTTTATAAGATTAGAGTTTTATTATTAGAAAAGTTGCATCTCCAGCCATCAGAGCTGGATTTGCTTCCTTTCTATGAGTATGAATATACCTTAGAAATTTACAATGATCTATTAAAAGATCGTAATGATGAAGAGAAACAGAATACTCAATCCTATTCGGATAAATATAATACGGACAGCATGTCTAGATCTATGAACAAACAGATGAGTTCTTTTAAAGCACCATCTATGCCTAAGATTAGTATGCCGAAGTTTTAATAAATAAATAGATTGAATGGCTGCTGTAACTCTTAAAGATTTAATGGATCCTCTGTCAAAGATAGAGGCTGCTGCAAAAGAGACTAATGAAAAATTAGATGCTCTTATTGCAGTTTCTGGAGGCGGTAATTCCGGTGGTAGTTTAGATGCTGCCATAGTGGCTCAATTAACAGCACAAACAGATTTATTAACTGCTATTGAAGCAAATACATCCAGAAATCCTTTAGGAGGAATATTTAGTAGAAAAGGTGGTGCTGCTAAGAAAAGTAATGCTGGTGCTACTTTAAATGATTTAGGTATTGGTGCAAAGTTAACAGCTAAGGCAATAATGTTGTGGCTATTAGTACCGAAGAAAGCATTGGAGAAATTTAAAGGTTTTGTAGCAGATACACTTGATTCATTTGAAAAAGTTAAACCTAAAAAAGTAAAGGCTGGGGCTGATGCTCTTGCTGTTGCTTCTGGTGCTGCAATGATATCTGCAAAAGCATTAATGGTTTGGACGTTTGTACCTGAATCGGCTATAGATAAATTTACAGCTTATATAACAAAATTAGATAAAGCTTTATCTAAGACCACACCTAAAAAGGCTAAGAAAGGTGCGGAAACTTTAGGCTTAATGGGCGATGCACTTTTAAAATTTGCAAAAGGATTAGCTTTATCTGCAATATTAGTTCCATTAGGTTTAATAGCAATACCGTTCTTATTATTGGCTGTGACTGCTGTTGGTGGTATTATGGCTTTACTAGGTGGTAAGAAAATGGGCCAACGAATTAGGAGAGGCGCAAGAGCTTTAGATAAAGTAGGTGATGCTCTAACATCCTTTGCAATAGGACTAGGTTTATTTGCTTTATCTACTATGTTTATTATAACTCAACCAAATATCTTAATAGGTATGGTAGCTTCACTAATATTAGTACCAGGTGCAATTGCAATATTAGGTGGTAAGAAAATGGCTAAGAGAGTTAGGAGAGGTTCATTAGGTTTACTAATCTTAGGTGTAGCATTAATACCTTTTTCTATAGGTATGTTAGCATTATCATACGCAACGAGAGGTAATGGTATTGGAGACATTCTTCTACAAGGTGCTACAATATTAGCAATAGGTGGAGCTGCTGCATTAGTTGGTAAGATGGGTATGAAGAATATTTTGTTTGGTGCTGCCGCGATGGCGTTAAACGGTTTAGGACTTTTAGTATTTAGTTTAGGTTATACTCCGTTTGCTGATGCAACTAGAGGTAACACTTTAGAAGATGTAGGCGTACAGGCATTAACACTTGTAGCTATTGGTGGAATTATGGCATTAGCTGGATTGGCAGTTGCTGCCACTGGAGGTACTGCTTTATTAGGTCCTCTTATGTTTGCTGCCGCAGGTTTAGCATTACAAGAATTGGCACCAGGTTTACAGATGATGAAAAAGATAGACTTTACCAAAACCGATGCTGAAAACTTATCCTTTACATTAGGTGCAGTAGCTGCTGCATTCTCAGGTGTAGAACCTGAAGCAGGATTCTTAAAGAATGTTGGTAATGTATTTAGTAGAATAGGGCAGAGTATTGCCGGAGGTGGAGCCGCTGCAATGTATATAGGTGCAGGAAAGGCGTTACAAGAATTATCAAAAGGTTTAAAAGATTTTAAAGAAATTGACTTTACACAAGAAGATTCAGAAGATCTTGCTGTCGCATTAGGTTCTGTTAGTGCTGCCTTTGCTCAAGCTGGTGGAGAACCATCAAGCCCAGGTGGTTTATTCGGATTGGTATTTGGATCTACGTTTAGCCCTAATGCAACTGAAAGAGGAGTTAAATCGGTAATGAGATCAGGTGATGCACTTACCGAAATTACAAAAGGGCTCCATTCCTTTATGAAACTACAAGAAAAGGGTGCTAAGTTTGGTGAACCTGATAGTGATGGACATTATGAAGAAGGTACTTTAGGTTATGCAATTACAAATACTGTAGGATTTATTAGAACGGCGTTTGCCGCAGTTGCTGGAGAAGGTAATGTTCAGGCAGGTGGATTCTTTAATACTCTATTTGGAATTAAAAAGAATAAAGTAGCAGAAGGTATTGATTCAGTTAGAGGAGTTGGTAAAAACTTAGATGATATTGCCAATAGTGTAATGAAATTCCAAACAATGATAGAAAAAGGTATTAAGTTTGGAGAACCTGATGGTGATGGAAATTATGAAGAAGGTACCCTAGGTTATGCAATTGTAAATACTATAGGATTTATTCGTACTGCTTTTGCTGCCGTTGCTGATGAAGGTAATGTTGAGGCAGGTGGATTCTTTAATTCCTTATTTGGTGTTAAAAAGAATAAAGTAGCGGAAGGTGTTGATTCAGTTAGAGGAGTTGGTAAAGATTTAGATTCAATTGCTGATGGTTTACTTAAATTTATTGGATTTACGAAAGATAATATTGATTTTGGTCCAGAAGGTGATTTAGCCAAAGCAGTTGTAGGTTCAATAACATTTATAAGCGATGCATTTGCTGCAGTCGCAGGTGAGGAAACTGAGGATAGTGCATTATTTGGTCTAATTACATGGAATGAAAATAATGTAGAAAAAGGTGTTTCGGCTGTAAAGGGTGTAGGTAAAGATTTGGAAGGTATTGCTAACGGATTAGAAACTTTCCAAAAGATGGTAAAAGATAAAGTTGATTTTAAACCAAAGGGAGAATTGGCTAATGCAGTTAAAAATACTTTAACTTTTGTTGGTGATGCGTTTGCTGCAATTGGTTCAAATGAAACAACTGACTCTGCAATGTTTGGTTTAATTTCATGGGATGAGAATAATGTAGAAAAAGGAATTAAAGCAGTAAAAGGCGCAGGTAAGGAACTATCAGGTATTGCTAAAGGTGTAGCTACATTTGCCGGCGTTAAGAACCCTGCCCAAGTAGCAAAAGGTATAGGTACATTATTTAATAGTATTGCTGATGCGTTTACAAAGAATTATATAGACATTGCAATGATGAGACCTGCAATGAATCATTTCTCTGGTTGGATTACTGATTTAGCAGATGCTGCAGATGATGGATCATTAAATAAAGCTGGAACAGATTTAGAAAAAATTGCTGCAGCTATTAATTCTGTTGATCCTTTTAAGGCTGAAGCAATGGCCGGATTATTCAGTGGTGCCGGTGAACTTGGTGAAAATAGAAGAGCATATCAAACCCTAGCAAGAGCAGTAGAGGATATTCGAGATTTACTATCAGAAACGAGTGGAGGCGGTGAAGCTGCAACAACTGAAGGCGGGGCTCCTGCTGCCGGAGGATCAAGTAAGAGTAGTAATAATAATGCTGCAATGGTAAGACTTAATAGTACTCTTAGCCGACTTAATTCTACAATGAGTTCGTTACCTGCATCAATTCAATCAATTAAAATCATAGTAGAAGATTAATTTCTAAAATCTTAAAACCTTTTTATATTTTAGCTATATAAAATTTAACAGAGAGAGTCTGGAAATAGTATAGTTTAAAAGTATAATATGGAAAAAGTAAAAAACATAGTTTGGTTTGATTTAGAAACCACAGGAGTAAACACAAGTAGCGATAGAATTATCGAGATCGCAATGATAAAAACTGATTCTGAAGGAAATGAAATAGATTCTTTTCAGTCATTAGTTAATCCCGGCCCTAATGCAGTCATGAGAGAAGAAGCTCAAGATAAGCACGGTATCACACCAGAACAATTAAAAGATGCGCCCCAATTTGATTTAATAGCCAAAGAAGTTTTGGACTTTATTGATGATAGTGACTTAGGTGGATATAACGCACTTTACTTTGATGTACCAATGCTCGTAGAGGAATTTATGAGAAGTGGTATTGCATTCTCGCATCGCCAAAGAGCTGTAGTAGATCCTTTTTTAATTTATTCAAAATATGAACGTAGAGATTTAAGTACTGCATATAAAAAATATACAGGAAAGGATTTAGAAGGCGCTCATAGGGCCGATGTTGATATTCGTGCAACAATGGAAATATTTCAAAAACAAAAAGAACTTTATGACATGCCAACCACAGCAAAAGAAATTGATGATGTTGTAAATGAATCAAGAAAAGATCAAGTAGACCTTAGTGGTAAATATAAATTTGCTGAAATAAATGGTAAACGAGAAATTGTATTTAACTTTGGTAAAAACAAAGGAAAACCGTTTAAAGAAGTTTATGAAAC